CAAAACATTTTTACCAAACACTTTGAATTTTTTGATAAAATATTTTCGATTGAGTTGTGTGCCTCTTGTTGACAAGGGCGAGAAAGACGTGAGTTAGACATATTCTATGCGGATTAATATATTGTAATATGTAGTTGATTTTATTAAAATAATCATTGACAAATATAGAATAATTCAATTTTTTATAATTATTGTGTTTTTACGTTAATTTGTGTTTTAAGTAAAGAATAAATTATAAAAATTGAAATAAATAAAAAATGTTGTTTGTATGTTATAATCAGTTACTACAAAATGCCTAAAAATACAAAAGGAGGAAAAGGACACAAAAAACTTGCGAGTAAAGGGTCGGGGGTGGTTCAACGAGACTACAAGATTACCAGTTCTTTAGAAGTTGAAGGATATGTGGAGAAAATATTGGGTAATGGTATGATTCGAGTGAATAGCAGCGATGGAAGACACGTAGGTCTTATATGTACTATACGCGGTAAATTCAAGGGACGCAATAAAACAAACAACAGTATCGAAGTTAACGGAATTATTGTAGTTGGACTTCGAGAATGGGAGACACCTCATAAAACTGCCGATTTATTGTATGTATACAGCAAAAGATATAAAGCGGAAACAGACGAATGTGGAAATGACTACGGAGTAGATTTTAAAACAACTGGTCACGATGACTTAGTGTTTGAAAATATAAATACGTCTGCTGAAAACAAATTAATAATGGATAATAACGCAACAGAAGAAATAGACGACGTAGGAAACGCAGAAATAAATGACATAGACATAGATGACATCTAAACTATAGACAAATACAAAAAAAAAACATATCACAATACATTTGGTGGAAGTAGTTTTACACGCACCTTTTTTTTACTATTAAACTCGTCACCGAAATAATACAACTTGAATTTATGCTTACTGTGGTGTTCTAAAACAGTATCGGTTGTAATCTTGGATATAATTTTCAACTGTTCTAGATATACCATATATGTAATGATACCATTATTACGAATCATATTATCAAACACAATACCCTCATGTATTTGTTCGAACAAATCGGGTTTATTAACACACATATCCATTAACTCACAATCACTTTGGACTTTTCGAATAGAACGCATTGAATCATTGATATATTGTATATTGTTAATCCATTTATTTAAAAAATCATCCGCCATTTTACTAATATCGGCAATCATATTGAAATTTTTCATAAACAGTAACTGGTTTAACATGTCAACCAATCTACGTATAGGACTAGTTATATGAACATAGTTCCGCGTTTTCAATATATCATGTCGCATATTTTCGGTATTATCGTCATATAAAATATATTGACCAGTTAAATTTCGCAAATTCTCTATCATTCGTCGCATATCACCAGTAACCGTAGGATTGTTTATGATAACAGGAGATGCCTTAGAAATCGCATTTCGATAAATTCCGATTTTATTTTGAAGCATTAATTCGCCACATTTTGTGTTCATAAAAATCATCCAATATGCAACAACGTCATGACTGTCTACGATCTCGGGTTTTAGGTTTTTGGTTATTTTGAATAAATTCAGGTAACCAACGTCATTTCTCATACTGTAAGATTCGTATGAGTAATTATTTCTCGTCCTAACCATAACATTTTTCATAGTGATATCTTCGTCGCCGTCTCTTTTTTTCTGGACAATCCCATTAGCATCGATGATTATGTCCATACAAAATGCGAATCGAGATTGTTTTTCCAGGAGACTACATAAATTATCAGAAAGAACCGCCGGTAACATAGGTCGACGTCTATCTGGCAAATAAATAGTAGATACCCTATTATTAAACGATTCCCATAATCCAAATTCCTCCATCCAAAAATAAACGTTTGCTATGTAAATGCTAACTTTAAATATACCATTGTCTAGTGGTATGATGCTAAATGCATCGTCTAAATCTTTACTACCCTTTGGGTCTATCGAGAATACGTTGACATCTGTACGATTTTCAATATTATATTTAGGGTTATTTAGAATTGTCTCTATACATTCTTTGTAATTATCATTTTTAAACAATTTCTTAGCATGCGTTGAGAAGACGGTTACAGAATCACTTAAATTCCGTCTGTATAACTGGTATTCATAAAACACAATTAAATCGTCTACATCACCCAATACGTTTAATATAGTCCCGACTGGGTGTTTGCTAGTCCATTCATTAAATTTAAACACAACATATTTATTCTTGAATTTTTTAGAAAATTCCATTTTTATATCATATGGTAAAAGAAACGGTGGTAACCTATAGTCGTCAGGAATACACTTGTAATATAATTTCTTAGAGTTTGGAGTTCTACCGTATGTTCTATTTTTATCGAGGATTATCGTACCAACAAGTGTGGGGAAACTACGAATATTTGAGCATATTATATTTCCTTGGTGGTCTATAATATCATTCGAAAATAGTCGTAGTTTTACTGGATCTATTTTAGACAATTGTTCGTTCTCGATTACGATATTGGTTTCTGAATCGTGAAATTTCCAGTTGGAATAATCACAATTCTCTATTAAAATACGATATGTCATCTATTATATATATCTGAATACGTTTAGGTTATTTATGAAATAAAATATATACTAAATATATAATGGGAAAAAGTTTATGTAAAGGAACACGTGTTAAACCAAATAAATGTAAGAAACTTAAGGGGTGTAAAGTTGCCAGTGGTATAAAGAGGACTTATTGTAGAAAAAGTAAAAATAAAAGAAAAAATATGACAATGAAGAAACGTTAAAATGTGAAATAGCATTTGATTAACAATAAAGAAACGTTAAATGTGAAATAGTATTTGGTTAACAATAAAGAGTATTCTTATTATTGTTAAGTAAAATCTTATAATAACTGTGCCTCCGGTTAGTCCTTGTGATTTATAGTAATACGTCAACTGGAAATAAAAAAAATCATATATGTTTTATGTCTATCCTCTTGTATATGTATAATTTCTTCTTAATTAAATCCGTAATTATTTACAATATACAAAAAACTTTCTCATTGTCAATATATAAGTTAATATGGTAATATTCACTAAGACAAAACCTTTCATTTCGTATCGCGTTTATATGTGCATAGACGTAAATGATATAGAACACGTAGAACGATTTGGATTCGAATTGGATAAAGAATACAACGCCTGGTATTTAGACGGACATAAATACAAAGAGTCATTGATCGCAAAAGACGACGTAATTAAGATGATGTTCAAACCATTTAAAGTTTACGGACAACATCAGCAATTTTTATAATATATGTAATAATATAGCATATATGTTCATAGGTCAGAAAATATATCCGGTTTGGTATCGAATATATTTACATTTAAATTTTGAACACCATGAGAGAGCTAAATCGTACGGTTGTTTATGGGATTCGCATATACATAAATGGTATTTTCATAAAGAACAATACTTGAAATCTGGAATAAAAGACAATATCGTCTTACATGGAGAACTGCGTCCTTATATGATACTAAATAATGTGATTCATTTTGTATGATTTCTGTTGTATTGATATCAATACAACAGAAATTTTTGTCATTTAGATGTAGATTTTTTTAAGAAATTCCAGTATTTTGAGTGATATTATCAATTACCTTGCTTATTGTGGTCTCTCTTGGATGATTGGGCGTTAAATTTCGTTGGATAGAAATGCATTTCATAGAGAACTCTGAATCCGCATCATTATATTCTTCTGAATGAATTTTCTGTTCTTTTATTAATCTTTCAAAGGTTCTCCTTGTTACTTCTTGAATTCCCTTCTTCAATATATCTTGAGAACCTTCTTTTTCCTATTCATTATTTTCTTTAATATATAACGTCTTAGGTTTTTTATCAGTATAATGAATGGGTCTATTATTCATTCCCAGTCCTTGTAAATTCTCTACAAAAATCTTAGTAATGCCTTTGATATACCCATTTTCTGCTTGGTTCTCTAGATCGATTAAAGAAACTTGTATTTGTTTTATAAAGTCTGAAAAGTTCGTTGCGTCTTTACAATCTTCATTGAGAAAAACATGTAAATTGAATTGAGTATTATTGGTTTTATTATTAGTTGTATTATTATTGCCTATCTTTGGAATCATATCATTAACTACCTTTGTTAGGTGGTTTACTGTGTTTGATTGTTCGTGAATAATATTCATCAATTCTTCGTTTTTAGTTATTAGATTTAATATCATTTCTTCTTTAGTTTTATTAGGTTCGGCAACAATTTCGCAACAATTTATGTAATCGGCAACATCACTACATATTTTATTATGTCGCCATAATCCACTGCGCGACGCATACATTTTAAAACAATATTCACATTTATTTACGTATTTCTCGTTTTTTTTCCTCGTTTTTTTCATTATTAGTTATAAAAATGTGATTTCTTTTATGCTTTAATATTTTTATATGTCGTTTCATATCACACTCATACTCGCTGTCAAATTTACATATTTCACATTTATACAATTCTCTCGTTTTTCTCGTTTTTTTTGTTGCCATTTGTTGCTAAACTCTATATACATACAATATTTTATACCCAAACGAATGAAAAACAACAAAAATCTTATGCTAACAAACAAAATATATAAAAACACGATTTACTGCATTGTGCTTTAAATCACTTTTTCAAAAAAGTCGTTGAAAAAGTAATTCTATAACTCCGTAAAAAATCTGAAATTTGGACATTTATAAATGTCCATTTTTGTAACTTCGTAAAAAAATCAAAAGAGAATCCAAAACAGGTTTTTTTTATATTTTTTCTAAAATTCCTGTATTTTTAGTAATATTATATATTACCTTACTTATTGTGGTATCTCTTGGATGATTTGGTGTTAAATTTCGCTGGATAGAGATACATTTCATAGAGAACTCGGAATCTGCGTCATTGTATTCTTCTGAATGAATCTTCTGTTCTTTTATTAATCTTTCAAAGGTTCTCCTTGTTACTTCTTGAATTCCCTTCTTCAATATATCTTGAGAACCTTCTTTATCCCATTCATTATTTTCTTTAATATACAATATCTTGCGTTTTTTATCAGTACAATGAATTGGTCTATTATTCATTCCCAATCCTTGTAAATTCTCTACGAAAAGTTTAGTAATGCCTTTGATATACCCATTTTCTGCTTGGTTCTCTAGATCGGTTAAAGAAACTTGTATTTGTTTTATAAAGTCTGAAAAGTTCATTGCGTCTTTACAATCTTCATTGAGAAAAACTTGTAAATTGAATTGAGTATTATTGGTTGTATTATTGATTGTATTGTTGTTACCTATTTTTGGAACTAATTCTTGTATTGTATTCTGTAATTTACTTGTTTCTTCTCTGTGTTCTTTATTTTGAATAACAAGCAAATTCATTAGTTCTTTATTCTGTGAAAGTAAATTTAAAATTGTGAAATTACAGTCAGTTGGAATATTTTCATGAGTAGTAAGTATAATTTCTTTATTTTCATAACAACATATCTTTTTATGACGATAATATGATTGATTATGTTTATATTTTTTACCACATTCACATTCGTATGGTAATGCATTTTTTGGCATTTTTTGTCCAGCATCTTCAAGCATTTTGTGTTTTGCAGTTGCTAAATGTATATTATAATTACTTTTCCTATAGCATATAAAGTCGCATTTTTCACAAATAAAATTATCCGCATTTTTGTGCATTTTTTTATCCAGCATTATCCAACTATTAATGCTGGATAAAAAAATGCCTAAATCCAAACTAATGTAAAGACGTAAAAAACCTTATGCTAAGGAAAAAAATAAATTTAAAAGTGATTTAGAGCATAATGCAGTAAATCACTTTTTCAAAAAAGTCGTTGAAAAAGTAATTCTATAAATCTGAAATTTGGACATTTATAAATGTCCATTTTTGAGAAAATCAAAAGAGAATCCAAAACAGGTTTTTTTTATATTTTTTCTAAAATTCCTGTATTTTGGGTAATATTATCTATTACCTTACTTATGGTGCTTTCCCTTGGATGATTAGGTGTTAAATTACGCTGAATAGAGATACATTTCATAGAGAACTCAGAATCTGCATCATCATATTCATCTGAATGAATTTCTTGTTCTTTTATTAATTGTTCGAATGTTCTCCTTGTTACTTCTTGAATTCCCTTCTTCAATATATCTTGAGAACCTTCTTTATCCCATTCATTATTTTCTTTGATATACAATGTCCTTCGCTTTTTATCAGTACAATGAATGGGTCTATTATTCATTCCTAGTCCTTTCAAATTCTCAATAAAAATCTTAGTAATACCTTTAATATATCCATTTTCTGCTTGGTTCTCTAGATCGGTTAAAGAAACTTGTATTTGTTTTATAAAATCAGAAAAGTTCATTGCGTCTTTACAATCTTCATTGAGAAAAACTTGTAAATTGAATTGAGTATTATGGGTAGTATTATTAGTTGTATTGTTAGTACCGATTTTTGGTGTCAAGTCTTTTATTACCTTGCTTTGTTCTTGTAGTAAAGTCATCAGTTCTTTATTTTGTGCTATAAGACTAATAATTATATGATTATCATTAGGTTCTCTTATTTTTTCTTCTGTTACAATAGTTTGATTATTTATCAGTTCACATATCTTTTTATGTCGCCATAGACCTGACCGGTCTTTATAAGTTTTGCCACACAAACAGTTGTTTTTATTAGAAATTTCGGTATTGGGGTTTTTTGGGGTTTTTTGGGGTTTTTCGTGTTGATTCTGTTGAAATTCGTGTTTTGCAGTAGCTAAATGACGAATATAATCCTTTTTATTACAGCATATAAAAGAACACGTCGAACAAGAAAAAATGTGTAGGGTTTTAATAGGGTTTTTTGTTGCCATATGTTGATTTATGTTGATTTATTTAGCAACATAAAAAAACCCCTAAACCCGAACGAACGTAAAAACGTAAAAACCTTATGCTAACAAAAAATATAAAACAAAACAAGAATTACTGCATTATGCTTTAAATCACTTTTTCAAAAAAGTCGTTGAAAAAGTAATTCTATAAATCTGAAATTTGGACATTTATAAATGTCCATTTTTGAGAAAATCAAAAGAGAATCCAAAACGGGTTTTTTATAAGTTTTATAAAATACTTGTATTTTTAGTAATATTATCTATTACCTTACTTATTGTGGTATCTCTTGGATGATTTGGTGTTAAATTTCGCTGGATAGAGATACATTTCATAGAGAACTCGGAATCAGCATCATCATATTCATCTTAATGAATCTTCTGTTCTTTTATTAATTGTGCGAAGGTTCTCCTGGTTACTTCTTGAATTCCTTTTTTCAATATATCTTGAGAACCTTCTTTGTCCCATTCATTATTTTCTTTAATATATAACGTCCTTCGTTTTTTGTCAGTACAATGAATAGGTCTATTATTCATTCCTAATCCTTGTAAATTATCTACAAAAGTCTAGTAATACCTTTAATATACCCATTTTCTGCTTGGTTATCTAGATCGTATCGACAGTTATAAAGTCAACATTATTGCATTATAAATATTTATCAGCGTAAAAACTACTATACGCCAATGAAAACTTCTGATGGCGCAAAGTCTATATGGCATATGATTATATAACCAGTTGTAAATATTTCAAATGTGATAGTGGAGGAGGTTGGTGTTGGAATGTAGTTTATCAATCAATTATAGTAAATCATAACAAGCAATATATGATTTAGAAAGACCATGCTATCTATATATAACAATTAATAAAAATGACTATAGAAAAAGAAATAAGGGTCCTTGCGCGGTTGTTACCTAGTAAGATCAAAGAATTTAATAAAGAATATAGTTTTTTGTATACTGGTATAAAAAAAGAAGGTTTACCAGAAGTGACTTATCGTGACGAATCTAACAATTTATCATTAAATGTGACAAACAAACTTACACAATATTACGCAAATAAAGAATACAAAAAAACAAATATACCATTAAATATTAATGATTTATACAACAACGATACATTTGGTGGAACAAAACTTAATTTATCATTAGACGAACAAAACAAATATCCGTCAAACAATCCGTCCAATAATTCGTCTAATAACCCTACTATAGAAAAATGGAGGAATTTAACTGTAAAACAAATTAAATACTTTCTAATTAAAGCAAATCTACCTACAAGTGGTGTTAAAAACGTTCTTATAGACCGATTATTAAAAAATAATGTTAAATATGAAAACAATGTTATTTTACGCACATCAAAATTAAGGAAAACAAATAACAAAATGAGTAATATAAACAAGACACACAAAGAAAAAGAAGTGAATAAGCGAAAAAATACAGATTATAATGAGTTTGAATTAATAATTGCGTTAATAAGATTACAGACGTAAATACACTCGACGATTTAATAATGAGACAGTCAGGCGTTAATGTGAATATAAACCTGACAGGTGAAAAATACCAAAAATTTGTAGAAGATTATTACACGAGACCAAAAAAAATGGTAGAAAAATACATAAATACATTTAACGCTTCCAATAATTTAATTAATTTAGATAATATAGAACGTGTTGAATTAAATGGAAAATGTAATAATAAAAACGATAAGAGTGATGTATTTTTTTATTACCGCAGAAATGAACAAAAATATGGTATATCTGTAAAACAATCAAAAGATGCGACTATGAGTAATTATTCTGTAAATTTGATTTTAAACAAAATTGCAAATAATAAAAACAGTTCCATAGAATTAGATAATATAAAAAAGTCCTATATACGAGAACAAGGTTTAATAATAAACGATAAATTGCACAGAGCAAAAATAAATGAATTATTTTATGACCATTTTAACAATCCTTACTGGAATAAGATGCGTGAATTAATAGGAAAAAATTCAAACGAAATGGGAAAACATATATTAAATGCTACACACTGCATAAATACCGAAACGATAGTGTATGAGTATGATGGGAGTTCTATGTATGAATTTATACCAAATTGTGTATCTTCAGGTGATATCGTAGAAGATATTAACTATTACACATTGAAAGATGATACTCCTCGAAAAACGGCAAAGATGTTTTATAATATATTTCTAGATGGTAAAAAAATATATCGCTGTGAAATAAGGCACAAAGGTTCTTGGTCGGCGTCCCCACAATTCATGTTATTTAAAGTATAATAAAAAATAATTCAAAGACAAATCTCAATTATATAGAAGTATGCGTCCGAGATATAAAAAATACACAGGTAAACCAAGGGTTAGTCAGTTTGATAAAGAAAACGCAACATATTTAGTTATAGTAGAGTCGCCTTCGAAATGTGAAAAGATAGAAGGATATTTGGGTTTAGAATACAAATGTATAGCATCTAAAGGTCACATTAGAGAACTCAATGGAATAACATCTATAAAATTAAAAGAAAATTATGAACCCGTTTTCTCCATTAGTCCATCGAAATCGTCGCATGTAGAATGGATGACGAAAGTGGTCGAACAGTTTTCGAAGACGAACATAATTATAGCATCAGACGACGACCGGGAAGGAGAAGCAATAGCATGGCATATTTGTGAGGTATTCGGATTACCTATAGACAAAACTCAGCGCATTGTTTTTCACGAAATTACTCAAATGGCAATTCAGAAAGCAATAAGCAAACCAGGATTAATTAATATGAATCTTGTAAAAGCACAACACGCTCGTCAGGTTCTCGACATTTTGGTGGGGTTCAAGGTTTCGCCATTATTGTGGAAGCATTTATACAATAACAAAGACAATGGACTGTCGGCAGGACGTTGCCAGACACCGGCATTAAGACTTGTATATGATAACGAAATAGAAAAGAAAAAAAATAAAGGGATAGAACAGTGTTATAAAACCATAGGTTATTTCACAAGTCGAAATTTAGAATTTGTTTTATCTCACAATTACGAAAGTGAAGAGAACCTAGTAAAGTTTCTCGAAAAATCTATAAAATTCGATTATAAAATAAGTCTAGGCTCTCCGAAAGAGGTTACAAAAGCACCTCCAAAACCATTTAGCACTTCTAATTTATTACAAACTGCGAGTAATAATCTGAACATGTCGCCCAAGGAAACGATGATGCATTGTCAAACCTTGTATCAAGGAGGGTACATAACATATATGAGAACTGAAAGCACAAAATATTCGAAAGAATTCATAGAACGAATAGGTTCTCGAATAGAAGAAAAATACGGTGAAAAATACAAAGGTGATACTAAAGAAATAACGAATATAAACAATACAGAACCACACGAAGCAATCCGCGCGACTGACATTCATTTAGAGAACCTAGCAGTAAAAGATAGAACATCTTCACTATATAAATTAATTTGGAATAATACGTACGAGAGCTGTATGTCAATAGCTAAATATGAAGCAACGCAAGTAATAATCACAGCACCAGAGGAACATCATTACAAGAATACAACAATAATACCCATATTTCTTGGATGGAAACGCCACAGAGAGGATAAAAATGAAAATACATCAAATCAAAATGACGGAAAGGCATCGATATTATATATAAAATCCTTAATATCTGGTTTTGGTTCTCTACAATATAATAAAATAAGTTCATCAGCAATCTTTAATAACAAACATAGTCACTATAGTGAATCGGGGTTGATAAAGAAGTTGGAGGATTTAGGAATCGGTCGTCCGTCTACTTTTGCGATGTTAATAGATACAATAATAGATAAGGGTTATGTGATAAAAACAGACATAGACAATGGAATCAAGACATGTAGCGAATTTTTATTAGAAAAGGAGAACCTAACTAAGGAAACAGTAGAAAAATCAATGGGAAAAGAATCGAATAAACTATTAATACAAAAAACTGGAATACTAATAATAGATTTTTTAATCAAATATTTTGAGTCCATGTTCTCGTATGGATATACAAAAACGATGGAAGATAAATTAGATACAATATCAAACGGAAGGATGGAGGAATGGTATACAGTATGTGATGAATGTAACGAGTTAATAAAAGAATTATCAAAACCATTATTCAAACTAAAAAAAGAGTCTTACAAACTAGATGATATCCACGAAGTAGTATTTGTAAAATATGGCCCAACAATTCGATATATAGATGAAGACGGAAAAACAGCATACAAAAAGATAGACCCGGGATTAGAGTTGGACTTAGATAAACTAAAGACAGGAGGATATAAAATAGAGGAATTATTAGAAAAAGAAGATATTTTTATAGGAAAATGGGAAGATAAAGATGTATATATAAAGGAAGGTCATTATGGGCGATATATCGAATACGGTGACACAAAGAAAAGTATTATTGCGATAACTAAACCACTAAACGAAATTACAATGAGTGACTTGGAAGATATTATAGAAGGTAAACCCAACCCAAGTATACTACGAACATTAAATAAAGATTTTAGCGTTCGTAAAGGGAAGTATGGTCCCTATGTATTTTATAAAACAACGCATATGAGAAAACCAAGATTTCTTAATATAAAAGGATACAACAAGGGTTATTCTACGTGCACGATAAACGAACTTGTAGAATGGTTATGTGAAACATATAACATAGACAATGCGTAATATTTAACGGTATAAAAAGATTTCATTATATATCAATAATAATATACAATGAAATATCAAGAAACGTCATTCGAAGAATATATTAACGCATTAGAGAAATACAACATGCGTCCGGAACTGGAAAAACTATTCAATAATATAACAACGAAAAACGTAGGAAATACAATAATGTACGGGCCACCTGGTTCTGGTAAATATAGCCAAGTTTTGAATATGTTAAAGACGCACAGTCCGAGTAATCTAAAATACCAAACAAAGATAACAATAAATACAGAAAAAACAGACTATTCCTATTCTATAAGCGACATTCATTATGAAATAGATATGAATATGCTGGGTTGTAATTCAAAAACACTATGGCACGAAGTGTTTCTCCAGATAGTCGATATTGTATATACAAAACCGGAAAAGCAAGGATATATAGTATGTAAGAATTTTCACAATATACATACCGAACTACTAGATACATTTTATAGTTATATGCAAGAATACACAACAAAACATTCTCATATCGGATTGAACTTCATATTAATTACAGAAGAACTAGGTTTTATACCGAACAATATAGTAAACTCGTGTAGAGTGTTAAATATAGCAAAACCTACGAAAACACAATTAATGAACATAATAGGAAAAGAACATTACGAGCATCTATTAACGTTAGATGTAAAAAAGCAGAACAATATAAAATCAACAATCGACATTGTGAATTTTAAAAAAACACTACCCAAAGACAATATGATCTCTATATGTGATAATATAATAATTTCGTTAAACGATCATAATAAAATCAAATATATAGATTTACGAGAACAAATATACGAGTTACTAACATATAATATAGACATAATAACAAGTATTCAATATATAATATTTACTTTACTATCGAATAATGAGGTCGATCAATCAAAGATAAACGATATATTGGACCACACATTTATATATGTAAAATATTATAATAATAATTACAGACCTATATATCATATAGAGAGTATATTACTCTATATAACAGCGAAAATTCACAATTATGAATAATAAATCGGCGAGGTCTATATTAGAAATAGATATAGAAGACAAACTAACTGAAGAACTAATAAAAAAGAAATATAGAAATAAAGCGTTGAAATGTCATCCAGATAAAAATAAATCGAAAGATTCTAATGAACAATTTGTGAATTTAAAGAACGCATATGATTATCTGAACGGGCAAATAGGTGTGGACGTAAAGATCGTAAGCTATTCAGAATTGTTATATGATTTTTTAAAAGACCGCATTCAAATGAATGATTCATCTATAAACGCAAGTGCTAACTTGGTGAACCTTATCATAGAAAAATTGTCTAATAAATGTGAAGAAAAAATGACGAATATTTTAGAAAACATAGATAAAATGGTATTAATGGATATATACAAACTAATAATAACAAACGATACTATATTTGGGCATATAGATGAAAGAATAATCGAAAGACTAAAAAGCACAATAGAAGAGAGAAGAAAAAACGACGAGTTGATAATTTTTAACCCGACAATAGATGATTTAATAGAATACAACGTATACAAATACAAAATATACGAACAACAATTAATAATTCCTCTATGGCATCGTGAACTAACATATGACATATCAAATTCAGATATACATATAAGATGCAATCCAGTGTTAAACGACAATCATTTTATTGACGAATACAACAATCTACATATAAAATTGGAATTGAAATTGTTAGACATATGGAACAAGAATGTTTATGAATTTAATATAGGAAAAAAAGTATTTGAATTCCGTATAGATAAGTTAAAGATGACACAATATCAAACAATAACATTAAGGTCGTGTGGTATACCACGAATTAATAGAATAAAAATATATGATGTATCTGTATTAGGAAACGTAGAAATCCACATCTACATAAACTACTGAAGATTGAAAATGATGTATAATGTTCATCGGTTTATAATGTTTTTGAAGTTCTTGAAGTTGAAAATAATTTGTAGTGTTTTCGACTTTCCAAAAATTTGTTTATGTCTAATCCACCAACAATTTTAGAATGGCATAGGTCACAAGGAATAAATCCACTGCCATCGAGTTGTTCATTGTACGTTCTAGACGAAACTATTTCACGCGAACGTCCATCTATACAGTTATGTATGAAGAATGAAACGCAACATAACGGATAACCATAATAAAGTCCATTATTTATATACGAAGTATTATTTTTAAAGTCATTTATTGTTAGAGGTTTGATACAATCATTGTTGTATGTTTTTTTATTACGTAAAATCATTAAAGTTATTTGAATATTACAATTGTTTTCAAATATTTCAAATACTTTAAATATATTCAATTTTTATGATATACATAACAATTATATCATAAAAATACCAGTTATTATGAAATAGAAAAAATAATTATTATTACTTCTATTATTGTTATTATTTCTATTATTGTTATTATTTCTATTATTGTTATTATTTCTATTATTATTATTTAAACGACTTTATTTTTAATTATTTTTTTCTTAGTTACGACTACTGGTTTTTCATCGACAACAGGCTCAGCAATTTTCTTCTTGAATACTTTCTTCTTGACTGGTTCGATAACCTCGACAACTTTTTCAGGTTCACTCACTACAGGTACACTCACTACAGGTACACTCACTACAGGTACACTCACTACAGTTTCAGTTGTAGTTGTCTCTTCATCGCTATCATCAACCACAGTATCAACAACTACATCGTGATCCTCATCCTCATCTTCATCTTCTTTGCGATTTAATACAGGGTCGGAATTCATCTTCTCCTTATCATCACACGAAAGTTGAATGTGACATTTTCCATAAACGCTATTATTAACACGAGGTTTGACGACGCCTTGAATCATTTTCCAAGTAAGGCCCCAACCCTTACCACCGATCCAGATACCACCACATTGAAGAACACACGCAATATTACTCATTTTAGGAACGAAATCGGGAGGACTTGCGTCTTGGTCACTACAAGGGAAAATGGTATTTGAATCGGTATCATAAATCTCGACATTCCACTTGTCGTTATACTTAGGAACCTTAGCACGAATTGATGGAGGACTTTCATAATCAAATTTCTTGGTTTCTTTGTTTTTTCTATATTTCATAAAAGGGAAGAAAGTGTGTTTACAAATTTCCCGAGACATCTTCTCACCCCACCACTGTTCAGAGTTCTCCACTGCTGCGTCAAGAATCTTATTCTCGAAATTCTTCATTTTAGTAAGGAACTCTTTAGTTGCGTCAGTGGAATATTCCTCATTTGGGAAATTGAGGGTAATGCTAAACTTTCCATCTGCCTCACCGTGTTCATTAACATAATCAGCAATGCCCCATGTCATCATTAGTGGTGTTGAAATATGAAGAGAACGATTAGTTTGACGACTAATAATATTAATTGCTTTGCCGCCCATATCATTTACCTTTGGAGGTAGAAATTTAACGGCTGATATATCCCAATCAGAAGGACCGAGAACGACAGGAGTAGTTGTTTTGTTTGAGTTGAATGAAGACATAATATATAACTGGTATGATACTATAATACAATTATTATCTTTAAATCAATTTTATAAGAGAACTAGCACAATAATAACACAAAAAATCAATTAAATGGTATTTTTACTCGACAAATTCCGCAAAAACACAAAAAAAACATAAAAAACACAAAAAACACAAAAACATAAAAACATAAAAACACAAAAAAATATAAAAACATAAACACAAAAAAAACATAAAAACATAAAAAACATAAAAACACAAAAAACATAAAAACACAAAAAACATAAAAACACAAAACGGTAAAAATATATAGATATATGAATATATAGATACAAACCGTAAGTACAATGCAAGTATTGTCAAAACTAACAAAGGTAGATGATATTTTATGTTGTAATTGGAGAAAATATTATATGGAAAGTCCCAATTTGATAAAATATAAACAACGTGAATTAAAATATATATGCAAGAAAAACAAACTCCTTGTAGGTGGAAATAAAAATACATTAATAGATAGAATTATAAATAAATTTCAAAGAGATAAGGCAGCTTGTTTAATACAATCTGTCATAAGAAGAAAAACAGTCCAAACATATATAACATTACACGGTCCTGCGTACAAAGATAAAAAATGCACGAATGATACAGATTTTTACACATTGGAAACATTCGAAAACATTCATATCAAAGATTTTTTCAGTTTTGAAGATAAACACGGATTTATATTCGGGTTTGATTTTAATTCGATAATTAGTTTAATAAAACAAAGTAAAAACGCAACTAATCCATATAACCGAAATGAAATCCCAAAGGACGTCATGAACAAAATAAGACACATTCGCAGACTGAACCGCATATATTACCCGAAAGAAAAGGATATAACAAATGTAGTAACTACAAATGTAAGCGAGGTAACAGAACGAACTGAATTAATGACTATGTTAGAAGAAATGCGCAATAATAATACAATTTATCAACGCATATCAAATGTATTTTATGAAATAGATCAAGTTGGCAACTATACATCGGTAGACTGGATGCTAAATTTAGGGAGAGACGACCTGGTCTTATTTATACGTTTTATTTTTCAATTCTGGAATTACCGTGGACGAATATCGATTGAAACTAAGAACAACATTTGTCCATATTACAATCCATTCAGTTACAGAATAACAACGTCAGAATTTGGAAATACAATGACGATAGAACAAGCAAAAAATATGGCTATTACGATATGCGAGAATTTGTTTCACACAGCAACAAATGTAGAATATAAAAAATTAAGCGCGATGTATATATTAACTTCTCTAACGGTAGTAAGTGAACCGGCACGACTAAGTATACCTTGGTTATACGAATCAACCTTATAATTAAAAATACATATGTAAATATATTTTTAATATGTACAAGGCAATTAGTGAGATATAGGATATCACAAAAACAAAGATAAATACTATCATCGAAATAAAGAATTTATTTTTATTTAGATGGTTGCGATTTATTAAAAATCAAGTCTCTATTGCGTGACCCTTTAGTAAAAATACAAGACACACGTTTTTAGTAGGTGTATTAGAATACAAAAAACGTGTATAATCACATTCAAAAAATTGACGATATAAATTATAAATTAAATTAAATAATCAAATACTACTTCGTCAGTCCAGTTACATTTAGGAATATTTAATAAGTTACTGCGTTAAACTACTTAAAAAAATAGGTCTATGTATCATATACAAGAAATGACCCGTGCTACTAAGACCACCCTACCAACTAAGACTACCGAAACCCCAGTAAAGAAACCTTCTTCTAAGAAGAAGGAAGTAGTTGCTCCAGCTCCTGTTGCTGTTGCTGTTGATACTGCTAACGTTGTTACCAATGCGGTAGTTGCTGCTCCTACTCCAGTGACCTCTGTTACTGAGGTTGCTGTATTAGAATGCGTTACCAAGTTGCAAGAGTTTGGTGCTAAGATTCAACAACTCACAGGAATCATTGCTGCTCTTAAACAAGATTATAAGACTCTCGATAAGGTTGTAAACCGCGAGATGAAAGTTCTTCAGAAGAACTCGAAGAAACGCAAGGCTAACTCTAACAGACAACCTTCTGGTTTTGTAAAGCCAACCCTCATCTCCAAGGACCTCGCTTCCTTTCTAGGAAAGGAAAATGGTGTTGAGATGGCGCGAACTGAAGTAAGTAAGGAAATTAATCAATATATTCGTGCGAATCTCCTTCAAGACAAGGACAATGGAAGAATTATCATCGCTGACGCCAAACTTAAGAAACTTCTCAATCTTAATGACACTGATGAATTAACTTACTTTAACCTCCAAAGATACATGAAGCACCACTTTATCAAGGCAGATGCTACTGCTGTTGCCAGTGTTGTCGCTTAAACAAACAATAAAAACACAAAAAACAACAAAAAACAATAAAAACAATAAAAAAACAATAAAAATATGATAAGTAAAAAAAACTTAATTATCATATGACTATATAATTCAAATACTTTTCGGCTGTATTAGGCGAAAACGAAACCAAATGGTCTTAAGAATTCAGACAATGAAGTTAATTTGTTTATTAAAGGAATAGGTTTGGGTGGTATAGAAATACAATCAGTGCAGAACATGTTATATATAGATGTTAATTTATCATTATCTAATTCGATCTTATGTACGCGTGAATACCAGTCGTAAAATCCATCATTACTATTAATGGCATTTTTAAACAACTTGAAATTTTTAAACACATCATCGATATTTATTGAAAGGTCTATATTATAATCTGTACCTGATAACACTGCAACCCTTCTGAAATCTGTCATGTGCAAATCAAGATCACGTAGAATTCCATTTATATTGTAAAATATAACTGTATGACTATTTAGATTAAACCCACGCATAACTCTGGTGCAACCATATACAAACATGTCCATATCGTCACTTAGACAAGCCCAAGCTTTTTTGGAGAGTACCATGTGTACACAAAGTTCATCTGCTTCGCCTTCTGCGTTATAGTATTCTACATTACACATAGCAAGAAGAGTTCGCGCCTTTTCAGTATCATTCCATGATATCCTCACACATTGCTTTTTAAGATTATTTATTGTTACCATAATGGCGTTCAACTTATTATAATCCTCGGTGGTTTTATTAATTTTGTTAAAGAGAGCTTTATATTCCATATCAGCTATATTTCGTTTTGTATCGGCAATGGTCTTCAAATCATTACGTTTGTATATTAATTCCTTCTTTTCATCTGGTGGTTTTCCATCGAATATAAATATAGGTGTAATGTTATAATATTTGAATGTACGTATCATTTGATACAATGATTCTATCATGCTATTAGTTGCTGCGTATTTGTATAGATATATACTAGTGTCTATAACAATAGTTTTACCTGTGAATATGGAAAGATGTTTTTTATCGATCGAATGTTTTGAACAATTGTTCATCAAATATGTGTTTAACTTGGGAATGCCCATTATTGATACTGTAATTTTCAATTATATATTCAAATATATAATTCAATCAATTTTATAATAATTCAAACGCAGTCATTCGTAATGTGCGTAACTTAAAAACATTTTGTTCCTCAATATACTTTATCGTTTTTAAATATTCTTCATTGGCATGACATTCTTCAATAAAATCACAATATTTCGATATGTTCTCTTGTGAATGAGTAAAGTTAATAATATTAGAATTATGTTTACTACACCACGTTATAAAATCATTCATATTAAACATAATTATAGATTTTAAAATATAATACGAGAATGTATTAGTATGCTCAACATATGTTAAACCTTTTTTAGAATGAACCAAGTCACTATAGCGAAGATTATGTTTCTTTAGTATAGTAACCATTTGATATATAGAGAACGTCAGCTCTTCATTATACATATTTTGAAATAATTTAAACATAGAAACGAAGTCGATTTTCGACGGAGTTAAAAAAAAGGCAACGAAAATGAGATTAAATGTTTCGGCCCAAATTTCACAGTAACTTTCATACAATCTTATATCAGGAATATTAGTTGAAAAAATGGTATTTATTGTCTTATTGCTTTCGCTTGTATCCATATGCGAAAAATCCAAACCAAGACAATGAAAGGTTTCGTGTATGAATACTTTAAACCATTCTTCTCTTCTATAAATATAAATGCGATTGTGATGAGAACAAGGAGAGGTCAATGCGGTATTTACGTGTATCGTGTTGGTTGGTTTATCGTTTTCTGGTAACATTTTCTTATGACCAGTCAAAAAAATATGAATTTCAAGTTCATTCGAACATTTGTTATTTGCGTGTTCAATAGCAATAGATAGCCATAAATTCATTTTATAAATCATATTGTCTAATACACCACTAGTCAATTCAGTTTTGTTATATATATTGTAGGTAATAGTCTTGAATTGTATTATGTATTTTGTTATATGAACAGTATTATAGTTGGTATGAATATCGCTACGTATTTCACTAGGTATATTGTTAAACAAATCATTCTTATTTAAAGTATGATTGCGTAGAACAACAAGACGACTTATACAATGTGGTTTATCATAATGATTTTTGTTTATTTTTACGAAAAATGACTTTATAATGCCACGCTGAGTCTTAGTTAAAGTTTCGCAAGCTATCATATCAAATTTGTTAATGAATGTTTGTATTTGGATTGAATCATTAGTAAATTCCATTGTCTATATGTATACATATACATATAGAGATTATTCGATGTAACATTATTTGACACAGCATTGTTGTTTATTATAGACAACTACATTTCGATAAGTTCTTTTCTTACACGCATTAAGGTAGTTTGTTCGATACTAGGAGAACCTTTATTAAACTTAGTAATTTTTGCGGATTTCGTGGATTTAAGCAATGATTTCATATCCTCGCTCTGTGTAAACTTGGCACGAATTGCGTCTTCTAATTCCTTATTGCTACGCTGGTCGTAATAATCCGGGTCAATAGTTTCTTTATTCTTACGCAATATATGTTTGGATTTCTTACCGACTTCTTTCGCAAGATTAACGTCAGTGCTTAATTGAATCATATCATCGTTAGTTTCTTCTGAATCAGCATTTATAGAAAATTTCTTATAAAAATCAGGAAATCCTTTTTTAAATTTCGAACCTTCTACATAATGAGAAACGCTGGTCCAGCGCAACCCATCTAAATCAAAAGGTGATTGATTCCATTCATCGTCTAACTTTCTACGCCAATTCTTAATCTTGTCCAAATCCTTAAATTCAATTAATTTATTGAGAGGCATTTTTTCTCCGGCACCAATTCTAGGAAAATGAATATCGGCTGACTTGTGGTATATTTGAAATACTATTCTTGAGTCGTACATTTCATTTCCAATGACGACTTGTTTATCTGGGTCGGAAATATTCATCGTTATGTTTTCAATGTCATTTTCAGGGTCATTGCCTTCGTCTGGTGAAAGACCCATTTTAGATTTAAGATTACGGAATTCCTGTATAATGTAAAATACACCCGAATTTCGCTCTAAACATTTATTAACGATTAACATTTTAACATCATATGGTATTTCTCGATAGGTAATAATTTTTTTATCTTTATATTCGATAGTTTTATAATGATTGCCATTATAGGTTGTCATAATGTAATATCCAGGGTTGAACGAACCACTTTTTTCTATATCTGTATTAAGTTCTCCACAGTTTAATACACTATCATATGAATTCTCATTATAAGATTCTTCTGAAAATATAATTAATTTTAAGTTAAGTTTATGTTCAAGAGTTGATATTGCCCAAGTATCAGCCCAATAACTAGACGTTTTAATGTAATCCTTTAACTTTTCAATAGTGTCAATGTCTTTCATAAATCCAAAATTGTATTTCATAAACAACTCGTTGTCGACGTTCTCTTTTTTTCGGGTTTTAATCTCATCGGAATGTTTTTTAGCTTGGGTTATAATTTTCTTACGGTCTTCTCTCGATATATTTGGATTATTATTAGAGTTTTTCAATTGCTTCAATGCTTTTTTGTTAGTATATGTTATTTTGCTTGTTTCGACTAATAAATTTTCCATGTCCAAATACACATTTCTATAATTTCGAAACACTTCATCAGTAACTTCATTTGATAACAACTCTCTTAATTTTGGTATAGTGGTGTTCTTGCCAATCTCTGAAAAAGCATCCCTAATTACAATAAATAAACAATCCGCGCTACCATCATTATCCCTAATGGCGTAATTGTTATTTTTCATAAACATTTTAATCCAGTCACCTTTAGAAGAACTCTTGAAGTCATTTCGAATTTTAACAGCATCGTCCATTGTTTCTTCTTCCAATATAGCAGGCAAACTCTTATTGACGTCATTTTCAAAGAATGAAGAAGCTTTATTGTCGTTCGGCGTTAATTTGAGCGACTCGGTATTATTAGTTTCTTTATGTTTATCTTCAGATTTACTTGGTAAAATAACATCAAATATACTATCCATAATAGATTTAGGTTTTTCATCCTTTTTGTCTTTTTCAGCACTTTCAACGGTTTCATCTTTTTCAGCACTTTCATCCTTTTCAACAGTTTCATCTTTTTCAGCACTTTCATCCTTTTCATCTTTTTCAGCCTTTTCATCTTTTTCAGCACTTTCATCCTTTTCAACAGTTTCATCTTTTTCAGCACTTTCATCCTTTTCATCTTTTTCAGCCTTTTCATCTTTTTCAGCACTTTCAGCACTTTCATCCTTTTCGACGTCGCTGTTGTAGTCGTGATCTGTTTTTGATGCATCCGTTTCGTCGGTATTAATCATGTCACTACGAAAGGAATTAATAAAATTAGTATTCACAAAGTTAAATAACAATGGCGTAGGCATTTTACTGGGGTCTATATCGTTTTCATCGTCCATAATGTTTCGTTCACTACCAAAAGGCAGTTCGATAATACCAATTTTACCCTTAACTATGTCATCCACAACAAAATACATAGAAAAATAAGAGACACCTTTAGAGTTGTATATATCATTAATTTTGCCGAATGTAACTGTAATCACTTTATTTGGGTCAATGTCTCGAAAAACAATGTCATATGAAGCAGATAAATAATTGACATCTTGTTTATCTACGTATTTGGTCTCTTTGAATTCTATTGAAGGATTAATAAGAGATTTAACCATTATGTAATATACATATAAAAAATACTCTATATCATTGAAAATATACAATGCGGTGTAAAAGTAACGTTATAATTATTCAGTTTTTTCATTTGAAATAGCCAATGGTTTAGAATTTTGTTTGTAAAAATAAGATAATATGGCAACAGGGTATTTCATTTCTTCTAAAATGGCAAGTCCTCCCTTGACGTGAGATATACCTTTAGTAAGTTTAAATGTATACTCATTAATGTGGTCATTCGTCATTTTAACATCCATCTTAAAATTTGCCATATTATGTTTCTTCTTGATTTTCTTACACAATTTATGATAATGCGTTGTGAGAGCGAAATCAACATTTGGTTTTTCCGATAAATACTTTAAAAATGCATAAGCCGCTTTAGTTGCTTCGTCGGGGTTTGTACCGGAATAAAGTTCATCGAATATACACAAATGTCTGTTTGTATGTTTAGAGTTATCAATCGAGTCAATAATTTCTTTGCATCGTCTCGATTCCGCCTGGAATAAACTATCTCGTGCAGATGTATCGGGTATATTCAAATACGAATGAATATGTGTATATGGGTTAAGAGAACATTCGTCATAAAACCCAATACCCAATTGTTGTGACAATATGATGTTAATTGATGCCGATTTCAGGAATGTAGTTTTACCAGAAGCATTGGGACCAGTAATAATAATATTTTTATCAAAAGAACAAGAATTTTTAATATGTTTCTCACGTACAAGTGGTGGATAATACAACCCACTAATGGTAGTATTTTTATTATTAAAAGTTGCTAAATTAACATCTTTTGAAATCACGTTCTCTTTGATACCTTTGAGATTATAAATGAAACCATTGAATCCGACTGAATACCGAAGTGAATTCTCGTAATTTGAATTAACATGTAAACGGTAAAAACATTTAAGTAAGTACCCTATTTCTGTAATCTTTGACAATTTTGGTTCAAACGGCGCAATATCCTTTACTTCATTGTATATATCTTTTAATGTATCAGAATGACACGAAGATAATAAACAAAAGTTTTTATACGTAGAATGATGTGAGTTCAGTTCCACAAACTTTTCGATATTTAATATAGAAGCTAAAATATAATCTCTGAGAAAACTAATATGTTCGTTAATGCGAGAAATATTGTTATAAAATCGTATACATGCTATATAATTCTGATAAATTTGAAGTCCGTACAATCCAAGAGTCATAGATAAATAGAATAAACTGGTCCAACTAATATTTTGTGCGGTTTGAACAATAGAACCTATGAAATGATTCTTAGCTATCTTTTTTAAAGTATTAAAATATGTAGAAATGTCGATTGGGATGCCTTGTATTTTAAGTATAATAAACGGAAAAATAAAAAAGAGAACAGGTATAAAAAAACTAAGAGCAGGAGATGCCATATTTACGAATGATAAAGCCTGTAGAAATGTAGGTGATTCGTTCAAATGTCTAGCGATATCAAATTCAACAAATGAATATTTATCCATAAAATGAACATTGTCTTGTTTCAAATCTTTCCATAATTTTGAAAACTTTTCGTAATTAATACTTTCATCATTTGCACTAGTTATAAAATCCACATTACGTATAACTTCTTGAGTTTGTATTAAAAAATTAACATCGTTTGTAAAATATTTAGACCATTCAGGAACAAGGGCACTAGCAAATTTATTTTGCGGTTTCAACAAATATTCATACATTGTATTTGAGACAATTGGTACACCTGAAATATCTTCTACGAGTGGTTTATATAGTTCTAAATCACAAGCAACGACGGGGTTTAAATCGAATAGCTTATCCTGGTCAACATACAAAATAGGCAAACGAAAAACTTTATGAATATCTCTATCTAAAATACTATCCTTCGGTGGCGTTATACAGAACATTTTTGTAACAGATTCCATTATTTACACTAAAACTATAGAAAAATAAAATCAATATAACGAATGGTTATATTGATTACGAATAGACTATATTTACTTTGGGACAAACGAAGATGGTAGTTCGTCAATCTTTATATTATAATGTTTTTCTAATTGATGCATAAAATCCATATCTTGTTTGGTAACGAAACTAATGGCAGTTCCTTTTCTCCCATAACGTCCCGCACGACCAACCGCATGTATATATGTTTCAATATTTCTTCCAATGTCGAAATTTACTACAGTGCTTACCTGTTGTACGTCAAATCCACGAGCGGTAATGCCTGATGAGATCATTACACGGAACGAACCAGACCTAAATTTTTCAATTATGTCTATTCTTTCGTGAGCCGTGAGATCACTATGCATTTGACATACCGCATATCCGTCAGCAAGCATCGCTTCGTATAAATCAACAACGCGTTTTACAGCACCGACGTAAATTATACATTGTCCCGATATGGTTATCGCCTCGAATAAATCCTGTAAAGCCTCATATTTTTGTTGGTCGTTTTGAAGTGCAATATGATATTGGTTAATACATTCGAGAGCAATGTCTTTGGATTTTAATATAATTTTCACCGGGTCACGCATGAACTTGTCGGTTATTGTAAGGATTTCCTCAGGCATAGTAGCACTAAAAAGTGCGACTTGTACTTCATCATTGAAATATTTAAAAATATCATAAATCTGATCCTTAAAACCTCTAGATAACATTTCATCTGCTTCATCCATTACAAACAGTTTAATTGTTCCGCTATCGAAGTTTCTACGTTTCATCATATCATAGACACGCCCAGCAGTTCCAACAATAATGTGTGGGGTATTATTTCGTAATTCATTAGCATCGTCAGAAACAGATGTTCCACCGACGAGCGATTTTATTACCAAACCATCCATATAAATCGATAGTGATTTAAAAACTTTTACTATCTGCATAGCAAGTTGCTGTGTGGGAGCGAGAACGAGTGCTTGAGTTGTTTTTTTTGAAAGGTCAATTAGTTGAAGTGTTCCAATAGCAAACGAACCAGTCTTACCACTGCCCGACTGTGCCTGACCGATAATATCTCGCTTTGTTATAATTGGAACAATTGCTTGTCCTTGTATAGGTGTTGGTTTATCGAAACCAAAAGCAAATATGCCTCTAGTTAATTCTTCTGATAATTTAAAATCATCCCAATTTTCATATATTTTAATTTCGGTTTCTAACGCTGGTTGATTATTCATCTTAGATATATTGTGTGGTAACGTTTATATTTGTTTTAATATATTATAAATATTCGTAATTATTAGTTAATAACACATATAGAAACTTAACTACATTAGTTATTAGTACCACGATGCCTTATTATACAATACAAGATTTAAAAAACATATCAATTAACAACCCTAATATAAAACTTGAAGATTCAATAAAGAAAATTTTTAAAGACCTATCTAATAAATTAGTTATAAACGAAAGTGATGATACGAACTACCAAAAGATAAAACGGTCTAATGATGAACCTTCTATTAAAAAGGTTTCTCATAATAAACCTATAGAAAATGATGCCGACTGGGGCGCAATACGTAATTTCAAAGCGACTGTTATAGAGCAAAAGATAGGCATAGAAAAAAAGATAAATGAAATAAGAATTGCGTTAAATAAATTCTCAGTGAAAAATAAAGAAGAACAAACAATTAAAATTATTAATTTAATAGATGAGGTTTTAAATCGAGAAAATGGTGAAAATGGCGAAAATGGCGAAAATAGTGAAAATGGCGAAAATAGCGAAGATGGTGAAAATATGATTAAAGATGGTGAAAATATGATTAAGATAATTGGATTCATATTTAATGTAGCGAGTTCGAACGCATTCTTCTCTGAAATATATGCCGAATTGTATATGAAACTAATGAATAAATATAGTATATTTGGTTCGAAGATTACAAACATTATAGAAAATTACAAAAAATCATATAACGAAATAAAACCAATCGACCCAAATAATGATTACGATGGTTATTGTAATTATGTGAAAATTAACGACAATCGTAAGGCAATGACTACATTTATTTGTTTTCTAACAAAATATAATGTATTAGATAATGAAACACTATTGTCTATCGCAAATTATATCATTGATCTATTACCGGGTGTGGCAGAAAGTGATAACGCAATAAGTGTAGTAGACGAATATAGCGACAATCTCTATATATTAATTACAAACGCATACGATCTGTTTGTATGCAATGCCAAGTTCAATGAAATTACTATTAATAAATTGAAAGGAATTTCGCAGTTCAGGAAGAAAGATAGTATACGTTATAAAAGTATGTCTTCTCGTGCTTCCTTTAAGATTATGGATTTATTAGATTACGTGAAAAAACATTAATGAAAAAAACACTAATAAATAAATACTAAAAATTTAAACCAACGAAGAATTCAATCCGCATAGCGTATTTATACTCTTCGTGGTCAATGACCGTTAATCCTTTGAACATACACCCGCAGGGTGCTGATTCAAATGTTCACCAGTTTAAAAAATCAATAAGATGCATGAATTTTATTGATTTTTATTATTAAGTCGTTGACAATATCGCAACTTGCGACGTTGTCTATATTCACTCTTTACGAAATAAAATTATTTTTTCGGCAGTTTCTCGATGTTGAGTTACGTGAACATTCTTGTTAAATAACGGGAGCGTATCTAAATGTTTGAAGTATTTCTCAGTAATTTTGTTCATATCGTCAATTAGATTATATGAATTATTGCTATTTTTACTCCCATATCCCGATAATATATAACATAATCTACCACCAGGTTCGAGAACATGGAGACAAAGTTGTATAGTTTTTTCCCAATATTTCTTTAACCATATATCGTAGTTGTTGTAACAAATGGTGCTTTGATTGTCACCTGGATACATTTCCAATTTAAAATACGGAGGACTAAAAAATACAAGGTCGAAGTAACTATTATATTTTTTACGAAATCCGGCGTTTTTCATCAGGTTCTCTGATGGAATTTGAAAAATCTTAAATGTTTTTTCTTTGTAGTTATCTTTTATAAATGTACGCGTTTTGTTATATACATTATCGATAACATCAGTTCCAACGTATTCTACTATCTCTTCACATTCCATAAAACCATATGCATAAGAAGACCATCCAAGTGTAGGTGTGAATACCTTCGTACCTTTCAACAGTGATTTATTTAACGAATAAACGAGATATGGATTCATTATAGACGCGCGAAAATAAAAAGAAGAAAACACACTACCAATGCGTCCGTTCAATGTATAATGCATGGCACTAGGCGTAAGTATCTTATAATCAATAATACGATTAATATAGAGGTCATGGAGAACATTCATAAAAGTGGGGTTATTTTCCATACCTGAATATGTGTTTCTCAAAATATCTTCACAATGCATATTACGAACTATATTTTTATAATTAACGTTTTTATTATTATTCATGCTTTTTGTCTCCATAGGTTCTTCTTTAATGTGTAAGTTATTCTTTACAACAAGGGAAGTATTATAAAAACGAGTTAAATATTTATTTCTTTCCAAAATATGCATGTACAATGCGTTCAATGCTTTGTTAGAAATGTTTTTACGTAATGCGTATTCCTTTAACGGAGTCATATTATTGCGAATTCTAACTGTATATGTATTAACAAACTCATCAAATGTATTCATTAAACGTCCGTCAAAAACAGACAAAAATTGTTCGATCCTTAGAATCATTGATATAGTAAGATACTAAATAATAATAAGCGATATTACAAAATTAAAATAGAACAATTGTGTATAATGACTTTGAAAAAAAGTTATGACCCACATATTATATATGATTTAATAAAAATTGCTGATTTCCACTTTCTATTGGAACCGCGCAATCGGACTAAACGTTTGAAAGTAAGTTTTAACAATACTGTCGAAGTATGCGAAATTATATCAAGGGATTATATTTCGGAACATGAACTAAAAGATACTTTATGGTGGAACACAACTGATTACGAACTATTCAAAGCAAATGTACTAAAAGATATAGAAATGTGTATGAATATATATCCCGATATTGATTTCAACGCCGCTCGGAAGACGGTTTTATACAACAAATATGAAGAAATCATATACGAGTAAGATTAAAATCAAAACCAGAATGGTTATGATACATTCAACAACACCCATTGAGAATACCTATTTTATTAGCACTTCGAATAGTGAACGGTTTAGGTCTGTTGTCTTGATGTTGCGTTTTATTAGCAAGAACACTTGCAACTTCAGTAAATATTTTGTTTATATTTTCGCCGGTTTTTGCACTAACTTCGGAAAATAATATGTTATTGGCATTGGCGAATGATATAACGTCATCATAATCAATGTGTCTATTTGGAATATCCATTTTATTACCCAATAATACCAGTACGCAACCAGGTTCTCCTTTAATAATAACTTCTTTGATCCAGCTTTTCGCGCTATCAATACTACCTTTATTCGTAATATCATATACAATAAATGCTGCTTTTGCTCCACGATAATACATAGGCGCCAATGCCCTGTATCGTTCTTGTCCAGCAGTATCCCATAACTCCATTTTAACTGTAATATTGTTATCTAAAACGATAGAACTACTATGAAATGCAGCACCAATAGTAGGTTCTTTAAATTCATAAAATTCATCTCTTGTAAAACGAGATACAATAGAAGATTTACCAACAGATGAATCTCCCAATAAAACAACTTTATAATGGAGCATTTATATTTATCTATGTAAATATATTATTTTATTGATAATTATTAAAATCATAAATTTTAATAATTTATTAAATAATTTGTTTAATACTTTTTAGCAACATTCGCGTGTGGACGACGTCTAACAACGTTATTTACGTCCTCATTGTCACCATAGTTATTTTGACTATTTCTTTGTGGTCTTTGTGGTCTTTGTGGTTCATTTGTATCACTATCCCCTCTTGATTGAGTAAGAGGTCGTGGATTCTCTCTATGAGTATCGCACATAGTAAGTCCTCCTAATACACCAGAAATTGAAGCAGCTTGGAAGTCGTGTTTCTCTCCTTTAGACTCAACAACGTCAAACTCAACATACTCTCCTTGAACAAGATACTTGTATTGTTCATCCTCTCCGTGAACAGCAGAGAAATGAGCAAAAACATCCTTGTCTTTATAAGGGCTTTCCCCACAAACAGTTAAAAACCCATATCCAGACTTCTTATTGAACCACTTAACGCGACCAGTATTACGAACAGAACTCATTTTATTGGTTATACTATGTAATGTATATATTGTTTAAGTCGATTTAATAAATAATATATCGGTAATATATACAAAAATGCATAAGTTACTTGGAATTTCTGCTAAAAAAATGTCGTCTATTTGTTTTCTCTTTGCTGTGTTATTTATTACTCTTGCTTTGGGTAGTTTAACATTCCTAATAAATGACAATGTTGCTACATTACCTCATGTAGGTTTAGATGGAAATTATTTCCAAACAGAAGGTTTGTCAAACAAAGAAGAAGAAACAATGAAAATGAATATAGATAATATGAAAGAAAATACAAATAATGTCCCCAATCATTCATCGAAGAAAACTACAAAGTAAATAATCGCATTAAACTGTTATAATCTGGAATGTCATAATATTTCAACGAATAACAATAAATCATATAGTTTTTTATAACACCGCTAAGCAAAGGATGTAATACGTCTGGAGATTTCATGTATTTCCTGATTAAATTATCTGGATGACTGACATCGCAAACTAACAAAGACGTTTTATGTCTTTCTATCTCATCCCAATCAAGAGAACCAGTGTTCAAATATATATACATATATCCCAAAGACAATAAATCATCTCTAACGGATACGGGTTTTCCGCAGTGTGTAAAATAACTTGTAAATCGAGGAGTTCCAGTAATTTCACTAGCATCACACTTTAAGTCTTGTTCTTTTTTTGTGTAATTGTGTATAGTAGATAACCCAAAATCAATAATATTGAGTTCTCCATCATTCATCATAAAATTGTGCGGTTTAATATCTCTATGTACAACATTTGATTTCGACAATTGTCGCAGTATATCAATACATTTTATCATAAGAGAACACATTTTAACGTCATTTATACATCCTTTCAAATCAAAATAGTCTTGTAGACTATTTTTATAATAAGTCATAGCCAATACAAGATTGTTTTCCACATTACCATACCAATATATTTTAGGAATAGAATAAACACCATCGTGATATAAATAGTTCAAAATTGAAACCTCATGACGGAGAACCTTCAGATTAGACGTGTCTATTTTAATAGCAACTGTATTTTGATTCCTCAAATCGATGCCTTTATAAACTTTACCAAATGAACCATTACCAATTAAACTTACAATCGAATAATTGTTCAATTTCATAACCACACCTATCTAATAAATAATAATTACATAACAATTATATACTTTTTTCAAAGCATAATATATACTATGCTACTGATAAATAATGTAACATTGGAGAAAATATCGAAACCGTTCAGATACATACAAAATGGTATTCTATTTCTATACATAATGCTATATATTGGATTAGTATCGTTTAAACCGTCTTATATTTATGCGTTAACATTATGGTTTAATACATTCATATGTATATTTTTATTGTACAAGTTCAATCCATTTAGAGAACATACACTCAATAAAAACGATAGTAAAATAATTTTTGCCAGTGCATTATTTATGATGACAAATCTGGGTATAACAGAAGGCGTAACAAAATTATTAATATAATAATATAAACTTTCAAACATAGTATATCAATACTATGTCCAAAGACAATGTCGATTTTATAAATAAATTATTCGATGATGCGACCAACGACCCAACTCTATTAGGGACACTGAATATAGATGAATTAATAGAAATGACCAATTCTGAACAAATCGACTACTTAAACGAAAAAACAATGAGCGACATATTAAATGAAATACAAAATACACTTTCGAATCTCGATGTAAACGATGCAATAAAGTCAGCATTATATAATAAACTGGCAGGTTATAGATTAATAGGAAATATATATGAATTACACAAAGGAAAACGCATACGTTGGATACGCCATAACTCGCCTGATAAAATAACAAATGGAGCTATAGTTGCTGAAATAAAATTTTGTGATAACGGAACATACGTATTGTGTAAAACCATGCAAAATCGTATATTTCAAATAAAATACGACGAATGTTTAATATTTCAAAAACTAACAACTGGAGAACAATTAATACTAATGGCATATGAATATTCAAAACAGTGTTAATATTTGATTTTTCGAGTAAAGTTTCCTATACTTTTACATTTATTTTTATGTGTGTTTTTTTTAAGAGTAGTCATTAAAAAGAAGTCTTGAATATGATACAATATCTTACGGGATACGAATATATCTTCATTAACTTCCTTTTGAGATTTTTCAACTGACGTAATCAAGTTCTGTTTTAAAAAATAAGACACGAACAATTTGTCATTTTCGATTTTCAAAATAGACGAATCCATTAACCGTTTTATTATATCCCCCGTTTTCAAACCATGAAAAAATGATTTGGGTTGAATGTAATATATCTTATTGTGATACATGTTTATATAATAAGAATTGTCGATAAAACACATCTCTGTACTAGATGGTAAAACACTGCATCTAATAAAATCGCTTCGCGTTTTAGAGTTACTTTTACGCTGTGGTTCGACAATGCGGTTGTTTATCTTAAATGCGTGTATGACTTGATTGAATAATTCGGGTGTATTATTTTTTGTTTCTAAATAACTTTTGATCATTTTAGACCATTGTTTACTAACTTGATTATTTGTATATATATATACACCAATAAAGTCACCTCTTGTCTTCTTATAATATAAATATTCTAATATACTCGTGATTCCATATCTTAAAAATTCAGGATATAAATCCAATAAGACATTGAAACACTCTTGTTTGGTCTCGTATAGTTTACAAAATTCGACATTTTCAGTTTCAATTACATTCCACAATGCTTCTAAATCTGTAAAACAACCAAGTGTTTCATCGATATCAAAAATAACAACTTTATTTTTCTCTTTGTTTTTATGTACGAATTTAGTTTTAAATATCTGGATACATTTTTGTGACACCATCTATATTATTGTTAGATAATCGCACTTAACAATAATATTACCCGAAAGTGTTTTCCATGGCGTAAGTAACATATAAAAACTGCGTTTCTTCATCTCGATACTGGTCGTAAATCGTAGATACAAGACTACTTGAAGGTGCAATGTCACCATTTACAAATATGAAAAGTGCCTTATCAGCTGTTAATGCTAGACGTTTGCGTATAACGTATTGAAATTGACCCATATTCAATTCCGACGGTACCAAAAATTTATGCTTATCTATGTCAGGAACATCAACGCCTGCGTTTTTACTACGATTAACAATAATAGGTATTCTGCCCGGGTATTTGCTCCTAACTCTAAGTGCCTCTTCTCTTGTGTATAAAACGTTATAATTTTCTTTGAAATGATTTATAGTAGAACTAATCTTATCTTCTACATAACTTTTCATCATTGTTGTATATAGTAAATAATAATATTTTATTTTTTATATAGTTACTGTAAATTTATTACTTTCCAGTAGAACCAAAACCATTCTCACCTCTCTCTGTCTCGACCAGTTCACTATCAATACATTCTAACACAAAAACCGGACAAAGAGACGGGTGGCAAATCTGAACAATCCGTGTGTGTTTGTCTATAGTATAGGAACTCTCTTCACAACAAGGTAAATATCTCATGGCAGCAATTAAAGGACCACGATAACCTGAGTCAATAATACCAGTATGATTTGATAGCATAAGAGGAGTCTTTGACATACTTGAACGTGGATGCATTAGAAATCCACACGGCAATTCATTGTAACTCATGCTGGTTTTAACACCTAAATTAACAAACTGTGATCTGAACGGCACAGTAAAAACTTCCACATTTGGGACTCGTAAATCAAACCCTGAGTCTGGATACACAGACTTTAAAACACCTTTATTGTGTATTTCTATTGCCGTTCTGGTTTCACTGATAAATTCATCACTCACTCCATCACAGAAACACAATTTCAAAGTAGCATACCCACCTTTCCTATTTGTAAAGAGTTGCTGTTCGGTAGATTCTAAGCGCATAATAATTATAAATCAATATATACTTATTATGTTTTTTTTTATATTATAATTGAATTTCAAGGATTTATGTTCATCGGTTTAATATTTTAAATTCCTTCCAAGAAAGAGTTTTAGATTCTGCAAAAACGTGCTCCTTATCATTTCCTGAATCATTTTTATTATTTATTCTATCACCCGTTTTTAATGCTGAATCTATATACATTTTCTTAAGGAGTTCTCCAACTTCGATAGAACCTTTCATTTGATCAACTTTACCTTCTTCTATTTTTCCAAGAATGTCCATAACAGAACCTAAAATACTGAGGTCTAACTCATCCTTCAAAACACGATTAAAAATATCAGTATAATGAGAAAATAAAAAATTACATTGACTAATACACAGTTTAGTAAAACCATCAAAGTCGTTACGAATCAACCTAACATGTTTACTCTTTAATTTAAGAATTTTTTCAATATCATTTCGGATGAGAACGCTATGTTTTAATTTACGTATATTAGCAGTATTATCCTGGTAATCTGAATCGGCAATTAACTTTTTCAAGTCTAATTTATCCATATAACAGTTTAAAATACAACCTTTTTATGTAATTTAAATGTATATATATATATGTCTAATGAAATATACTATCTAAAACCCGACTTTAAATTGCACGCTTTAATCGTACCCTTTATCATATTAGTTCCAAGTATATTTATCATTTGTCATATAGTAAAAGGTGACACAGAAAACTTTGAGAATAAAGATTTAGAAAATGCTATCATAAACAAAGAAAAAAAAATAATTGAAACAGATGAAAAAGACGATGTTGATTACTGGGATGTAACTGAATATCTAAAGGATAAATACAACGAATTGAATAAATATTTAAAAAAGACGAGTGCTGTCAATAACGACAATGGAAATAAGTCTATAAATATAAGATACAAAATATAATATACAATATAATATAATATAGAATGGAAAATGCGATAAATGCGATAAATGCTCAAGAAATAGGATATACGTCATATAACAAATTAAATATGTTATCTACATTTGTAATAATATCCACTGCTATAATATTTGCTATATTCGGAGATAGAATATCATTGAAAAACGGGAAATGGGACACAATTTCAATTATTATTTTCATATGTACATTGTCAATATATGGATTGTATACTATAATCAGACTTTCAATGCCTTCATTACCTTCATTGCCTTCAATGCCCCCCAATGCCTAAGATATTTACAAAAATAACAGATTCATTTACTAGCGCTAGCTCTGTTCAGAAAAATGTGTTAGCAATTGTGGTTTTGGTATATATGTACATATCAACAATGATCTACATATATATATCAAAACCACAATTGAAATGACTATAAACCATTGAAGATTGAAAATGGCACATTTTCATTCTCCAATGGTCGGATACCGACAATGTTTTAAAATGGCACGACCCTTCAGGTCGTGCCATTTTAAATCTTCGGTGGTATAAACAATACTATGAAGAATATAACACGTAATATGTATGAAAATGAAAATGATATACTAAACGAAAATAAGAAAAAAAAGTATAAGATTTATTCATCGATATATTTACCACTTATATTATATTTTTCTGTTATTTCTCTTCCTGAGATAATTATAAGTATACGTAATAAAACAATCGATACGAATAACATAAAATATGTTATAGTAGGTACATTTTTCGCGACAATGGTTACTATTAGTGGCATGGCTTTTGTGTTGTAAAGTATGTAAATAAAAATGGACAAAAAAATTATACACTGTAAATTTGAAATATGTTGCTTCCTTTATTATTAACAATACTTTAGTATTATTTGTAATAGTAATCACATAATGGTTCGCTGATGGTTGAATAAGATACAATTAAAATCTATTAAATATGTATATACATATGAAACTTATGAACTTATACATTCTTGGTGGTGCACTATTGTTATTTATAATACTGACTGCTTCTTGTGCTTGTTGTGATTTTAAACCATACTCAAATAAAGTATCTTTTTCAAAATACGAAGGAATGACAGACGGTGAAACTTTAGATGAAGATGAAGAAAAAGAGGGTTTCGATGATGAAGATGAAGAAAAAGAGGGTTTCGATGATGAAGATGAAGAAAAAGAGGGTTTCGATGATGAAAATGAAGAAAAAGAGGGTTTCGATGATGAAAATGAAGAAAAAGAGGGTTTCGATAACGAATACGTAGACGAGCAATTTGGTCCATATAAGAGTTCTGAATCCGAGGAAGAAGAAAAACCAGAAAAACCTCAAGGCGTTATGAGTCAAATAAAAAATAGTGTTTTTGGAAAGAGCAAGGAAGGCATGAAAAATAATTTAGAACCTCGTCCTTATTCGGAACATACTCTATATGATATATACGGCCCTCCTACAAAAGGTTCTCTTGATTGTGGTGCACGTTCTGCTGGATTAACAAACTCGAAGGGTCCGTTATGTTTGAGTGACAAACAATTAAATATGTTAAGAACAAGAGGTGGAAATAGCAACGGCGATAGTCAAATAGGAGCATAGATTCTTTTGTAGTATTATTATTATTAACGTTCTAAAGTCATATTACACTTACTACAAAAAACTATTTTGTTTGTTTGTTCTGTAGTTATGTCAATGTAATCAGTTTCTTTATTGTGTTGACAATTTTCAATTAAAAAATTGCGAATATTCTTTTGTATAGCAATGGCGTTTACATTATTCTTCAAAAATTCATTAACGTACATTTTCTCATCTAATAATGATAAAAACGAAACAAAAAAAATATTTATATCATCCATCGATATATTATTATTATCTATACTATTCTCTGTTTATATTATTTATTTATTTAGATATACATAGAAGCCAATACACTTTGATTCTGTTGAGATTCACTCTTAATAAGTTTATCTACATCATCTTTTTTAACTGTATATGGAAATTCTATATTCATTTTGATTTCTTTTGAAAACATATTATTATTATCCATTTTAACCAAACGGAATAAATTAATCTTTGTATGAATAACTTCAAGACAACGCTTAAGATTACGTACTCCATCTTCTTCATTAGTTAGACTCCTATTTGTAATAATGTATTCAATGGTTTCATCGGGAATAATAACGTCTTCAATCTTAAAGTTAACCTGTTCACGAATCTTCGGAAGAAGATAATCACGCGCGATAACAAGTTTCTCTTTCGTATTGTAACCCTTTGTTTGAATACAATACATTCTATCCTTAAGAATTGTGTTGACACGATGTTCATCATTATACGAGAATATAAAGAGAGATTTACTGAGGTCAAAATCAACATCCGCGAAATACTTGTCATGAAACTGATTATTTTGAGTAGTATCAGTCAAATGTGTAAGAATACCGATAATCTCCTCACCCCTTGCTGTATCGCTAACCTTATCCAATTCATCAAAATAGAATACAGGATTCATACTCTTACTCTCTTTCAAAACTTGAACAATCTTTCCGTGACCACTGCCTTCATATGTATACGAGTGCCCCTCTAAGAAACTACCATCTCCGCACCCGCCTAGTGGAATAAATGCGAAATATCTTTGTAATATCTTACTGATACCATCCTTTACAAGAGTCGTCTTACCTGTTCCCATAGGTCCTTTTATTGCTATAGCAGTTCCCATAGCGTGTGGATTAGAAATCCACTGTCCAACAAGTTGTAGGATTTGCATCTTTGCGTCATTTAATCCATAAGCACAATCGTCAAGTATCTTCATTGCATCCTCCATGAATTTATGACATTTATCAATGCCATGAGTCATATTCACATCAAGACCGCTATATTTACCAAAAGGGATTCGCATGAAATCATCGACCCAGTTCTTAACCTTATAATACTCAGGGTCACCAGGTTCCATAGACTTCAACATATTCACCTTTTGCATTACATTTGCCTTATATTTAATAGGCATATCTGATTGAAGTAATGCTAGTCTATGAGGTTTATCAACAAGAATAAAGTTATTTATTTCATTCATATCTTTCATGATATTAAGTTGTTCCTTATTCGACAATTTCTTTTTGAAATACTCGATTTCTCCAGAAAGTTGTTGGTTATGTGAATTAACTAATTTGTAATATCCTTTCGTATTCGCTACCCTTGTTGTCTTGATAAGGTTCTTCATATCTTTGCGACATTCGCGCAAGGCACGTTTATGCACTTTACTATCTGGTGTCTTTTTCAACTTGTCCATTCTATATTTTCTCTCTTCTAAAAGTTCAGTATACTCTTCATTAAACTTATCTGAAAGATCTACGTTTTCATCATCATTAGTTTTTTTATTCTTGTTATTTTTTTTATTCTTTTTATTTTTTTTATCGGTAGAAGATTTCGGGAAAGTTTCGTTGTTTTTTTCAACATCACTAACGTCATAATTTCCTTTAAGAAATACCTTTTCGTCATCACTATCACAAACGTCCTTTTCATCGTCAATAAGAGCCTCTTCACTCTGGTCGTCAATGCCGCCTATATTGCCACCAAGCAATTCTAGTAAGGATACGGTAAAAGTGTCTTTTACGACATCCTCATCCTCATCTTCACAATCTTCGTCTTCCTCATCTTCCTCTTCGCAATCCTCATCATTAGAAGAAGAATCTACTATATGCTGTCTTCTTTTTTTTTTGTCTTTTTCCTTATTAACACTTCTCTTGTTACTGCTTGTTTTTTTTGTTTTAGAGTCTAACTTATTAAACGCCTTTAGTTTATTATCATTGTCTCGTTTTACCTTGTTGCTCATATATCGAGATGGAAATATCTTGGCAACTTGTTTGCGAACCTCAACTTCATCCATGTCATCTTCTTCACTTTCAGAATCATCTTCCCCACTACCATAATCAACACGTCGTGCCTTAACACGTTTATACTTACGCTTCTTAGTAACGATCTCTTCATCCTCAGTATCAGTATCATCACTACCGATAGTATCGTCATCATCACCAGAAGATTCCTCTATAATAAAATCGATGTATTCTTCATCACTGGTTTCGCTATCGGAATCTTTAACTTGAAGTTGTTTTTTGTTTTGAGTACGAGTAGAGGAAGGCATTGTATTATATATAATAAATGTATTTAGTTATAATATTTTTATAATAAATGTATTATAATCAATTTTACAAATAAAATTGTGTTTTTGTTATATAAATTGTATTTTTATATAAAAAATCGTGTTTTAGGATTGATTTATAAGAGAAAAATTGAAGAGACAAATATAATATAAACAAATATTATACTATTACATAGATACATCATGATAAACACAAAACCCAAATCATCGAAAATAGTGGGTATACAATTCAGTATTGGGTCTCCGGAAGAAATTAGAAATAATTCGGTTGTAGAAATCACATCACGAGATACATATATAAACAATAAACCTGTCCTTGGTGGATTATTTGACCCACGTATGGGTGTATTAGAACCAGGAACTATTTGTCCAACAGATGGTTTTACTTATATCGATACGCCTGGTTATTTTGGTCATATAGAATTAGCCCGTCCAGTTATATTCACACAGCATCTCAAGGACATTTTAAAAATTACAAGATGTGTTTGTTATAAATGTAGTAAATTACTTATCAATAAAAATGATCATAAACACATATTGAATTGGAGTCCTAGTAAAAGATGGATATACGTATCAAAACTAGCAGCAAAAGTAAAACGTTGTGGGGATTTAACAGAGGACGGTTGTGGTTGCAAACAACCCGATAAAATTAAAATAGAAGAAATCGCTACGATATACGCTATATGGGATAAGATGAAAACTGAAACAGACGATGAGAAAATTAGTGTGCGTCTTACACCCGAATTATTATTAAAAAATTTCAAACGAATTAGTGACGAAGATGTAAATTTCATGGGTTTTAATCCAATATGGTCTCGCCCAGACTGGATGATATGCCAGGTATTACCGGTTCCTCCACCACAAGTTCGTCCATCAGTAAAACACGACGCCCAACAACGTAGTGAGGATGATTTAACGCACATTTATAGTAATATTATTAAGACGAATAATGACCTCAAGGAGAAAATTAAGAACGACGCGGCATCAAATGTGATTGATAGTTTGACACGCCTTCTACAATATTTCATCGCAATGATATCAAATAATAAAACAAGAGGTGCAGCTCCTATGGCACAGCGTTCTGGCAGGGCGTATCAATGTATTTTCAGTCGTCTGAACTCAAAACAAGGTCGTATTAGAGGAAATTTAATGGGAAAGCGTGTGGATTTCTCAGCGCGTACAGTAATTACAGGAGACCCAAATTTAGGAATTCGTGAATTAGGTGTGCCTAAAAGAGTTGCCCAGAATCTTACAAAACCTGTTAAAGTTAACGATAGAAATCACGATTACCTAAGTAAGTTGGTGGACAATGGACCCGACATCTATCCAGGCGCGAAAACAATCGAGCGAAAAAATGGAGAGAGCGTATCACTTAGATATGTAGACCGTAAGTCAATTAAATTGGAAAATGGTGACATAGTTCACAGAAGTCTTATAGATGGGGATTGTGTTTTGTTCAATCGTCAGCCTTCCCTACACAGAATGTCGATGATGGGTCATATAGTTCGTGTAATGAAAAAAGGAGACACATTCAGAATGAATGTAGCAGATACAAAGCCATATAACGCAGATTTTGATGGAGATGAAATGAATATGCACGCACCTCAAAGTATTAGAGCAGAAACAGAATTAAAACACTTGGCTGCGATTCCTCATCAGATTATAAGTCCCGCGTCGAATTCCCCCATTATCGGAATTTATCAAGATTCAATGCTTGGTTCATACCGTTTTACACGACCGAACTTGAAGTTCAACACGCGTGATGCGATGAATCTATTAATGATGTATAATAACGTAGATACTAACAAATTACGTAATGCAGGTAGTTTGTTGAATAATTTCGACATCATTTCGCAGATTATGCCACCACTTACACTATCATTTAAGAATAAAATGTTCGGTGACAATGACGACCATTCTACAAGTAATAATGTTTTGGAGATACGTAATGGTAAATACATTCGTGGTCAAATGGATAAATCAACACTGGGGTCGACTTCAAAAGGAATCATTCATCGTACTTATAACGATTTTGGTAGCGCAACCTGTTCTGATTTTATAGACAATTTACAGAATATTATTACTGAATACATGAATACCAGTTCATATAGTGTAGGTATCAGTGATTTGATAGCAGACAATATTACGCAACAAAGAATTGTTCAAGCAATTACGCAAAAGAAATTGGAAGTACAGTCACTCATTGATAAAGTTCATCTAGGAATCTTCGAAAACAACACAGCAGATAGCAATTCGAATGAATTTGAAGTACAGGTCAATAAAATTTTAAATAAAGCTATGGATGAATCAGGTAAGATTGCTCGTAGTAGTTTGAGTAATACAAATCGTTTTATGATGATTGTAGAGTCCGGTGCGAAGGGTAGTATGTTGAACATCACTCAAATGATTTCAGGATTAGGACAACAAAACGTGGATGGTAAACGCATACCATATGGTTATGACAACCGTACCCTACCACATTTTAGTAGATACGACGACAGTCCAGAAGCACGTGGATTTGTAGTGAATTCTTACATAGAGGGTTTAAATGCAATCGAGTTATTTCATCACGCACAAGGTGGTCGTGTGGGTCTTATCGACACAGCAGTTAAAACGTCTGTTACTGGATATATTCAACGACGTCTTATAAAATCTCTCGAAGATTTGAAGGTTAATTACGACATGACTGTTCGAGACAACAAAAGTAAAATTGTGCAATACTCATATGGGGATGACGGTATCGATACAACCAAGGTCGAAAATCAACCGATGCCACTTGTTGGTTTGAGCACCGAAGATATTTACATGAGATATGACATTATCGGCGTTAAAAGTGGCGATACTGAATTAGAGAATGTATATACCAAAGATACTATTACACGATTGAAACGTCAGCGAACCGATACTCAGAAGAGGTGTATTGATATGATAGAATATATGATTCAAAAGAGAATGGAAATTATAAACAAAGTATTCAAGAATAAAGACGAAAACATGTTAAAACTTCCAGTTTCGTTTGTCAATACTATAAACAATATACAAGGTCAAATGTCTTTAAATAAGAATTCAATTACTGATATGACACCATTAGAATGCTTTGAATTGGTAGACGAATATATGGTAAAACTAAAGGAAATCAAACTTACTCAACCTGGGTCACTATTCGAATTGTTGTATAAATACTATTTGAATCCTCGAGATTTACTCGTTAATAAGAGGTTCCATAGAAAAGCAGTTGTATTATTGTTGGAAACTGTATTACTTAAATATAAAAAGTCTATTGTTCACCCAGGAGAAATGGTTGGAATAATCGCCGGACAAAGTGTTGGTGAACCTACAACGCAAATGACTTTAAATACATTTCACTATGCTGGTACCGCGAGTAAATCTAATGTAACACGCGGAGTTCCTCGTATTGAGGAGTTATTGAGACTTACTAGAAATCCAAAGAATCCATCTCTCACCATTCACCTAAAGTCACACGACGAGACACACCAGTCTAAAGCAATCAAATACTCAAATATTATCGAATATACAAAATTATTAGACCTGGTTAGTAGGGCACAAATTTGTTTCGACCCTGAAGGAAAATCTACATGCATTGAAGACGATAAAGAGTTCATTGAACAATTTTACGAATATGAAAATATGGTGGATGAGTGTCTTTCGACAGAAGATAAAGAAAAAGACGACGGTAAAACTCCAAGCAAATGGATTGTTAGACTGGAACTTAATCCAGATATATTACTTGACAAGAATATAACAATGGATGACATTCACTTCGCTATTAAAAATAGTTCACACGGGTCTAATATAAGTTGCGTATTTTCAGATTTCAATCATTCTAAATTGGTATTTAGAATTCGTCCCCTTGTTGAGAACAAGAAGAGGAAAATGGCGATATCTCTTGACCAATCAAATGAAATTCATCTGTTAAAAACATTACAGGATACAATGCTTAACTCTATCGTTTTACGAGGAGTCGAAAATATAGAAAAGGTCACTCCACGCAAGTTAAGCAACATGGTATCTAATAAAGATGGTAGTTCATATAAAAGGAGTGATGTATGGGTATTGGATACCACTGGATCTAATTTAATGAAAGCAATGTCTCTCGATTTCATAGATACACAAAGAACGTATTGTAATGATGTGAGAGAGATTCACAACGTTTTAGGGATTGAAGCTGCAAGACAATCTTTATTCAATGAAATTTCAGAAGTTATGGAATTCAGTGATTCGTACATTAACTATCACCATCTGTCGCTCCTTTGTGATAGAATGACATTGACACCTGATATGATACCAGTATTTAGGTCGGGTATACTAAATGACGACATTGGTCCTATCGCGAAAGCGTCATTTGAGGTTCATAGTGAGGTATTACTTGACGCAGCAAGACACGCAGAAGTAGATTACATGCGAGGTGTTTCCGCTAATGTAATGTGTGGTCAGAATGGTAATTACGGTACGAGTTCATTCAGTATTATACTGGACTTGAATGAAATGCAGAAACTAGACAATGCTGAAATCGAACGCCAAGTTTCAATCGATGAAATGTTCGGTATACCGACTGATACAGATGGTTCTTGTAATAAACGAAATATTATGATTCGTAACAACGTGGGCAATATAAAAAAGAGTGAACAAGACAATTGCCAAGATGACGAATACAATATGGGATTTTAGATAACCTGATATATATACATATCACTTACGTTAATAATTGAATTATTCTATGTTACAACAAACCTGTGTAAAAACTAATAGAATATCTATTAGTTTTCAATATTTTATAATATTTTTATTGTGATTTTTTAGAAGTTGCCAGTTTATAAGGAATAGAAATAGGATAATGTCTTCCTACTGTTTTTTCCGAAAACTGAAGGTTATTTCGTAACGTTGTTTCTGTTGCGATTATTTCGTCATCATTTACATGCGTTATATCATCTATAATATTAAGATGTTGATTTGGTTCTAATATAAATTTCCTAACATGCGAATAACGAAGTAATTCATCGGCAAGTCTTGTATAATAATATTTCTCATTGTCCAGACTTGGTTTATTTAAATTATTTTTTGGAATAATAAGGGTATTTGTATCTTCGTCGCATATCCTTTTATCCTTGTTTTTTGTAATACAAGTTGTTATGTCTGTATATTTACTGGGTTGCTTGTAATTAGGGTCAGCTACAAAAGTGACCTTCGTCTCAATTAACTTCTTTAACATTTTTTCGAGGTCACTTCTTCTGACGGTATTTTTTTCTGTATTGTATATTTTTTTCTTTATATTTTGCACGTCTGCTCGTTTTTCAGTCAAACCTTCATTCGAAATTACATATCTCACAATCGCACGAAATACGTTATAGTACATGTTTTCTAGACGAGCATTGTGAACTTTTAAATGTTTTATATCATTGTCTATTAGCATTGCTGTCCTATCAGCACTATAATAATATGCGATGTTGATAGAGTCTTTAGTTTGCCATTGATTTGTGAATAACTCTTTATTTGTAGGAACAAATTGTAGAGTGTTAGTCAAGAAACCATATATATATTTTTGTTTTTGATTCTCGTAATACAATGCTTTGTCTAATTTGATACCCAAATTTATTTTTTTTAATTCGGAATAAAATTTTATCGTTTCATCAACGCTGTGAAGATGATTTCTTATTCCATTGACATTATCTATTATGATTTCACCGTTGATATCAACTGGAGGTTCTAGAGCAGATGGTATAAAATACTCTTTATCTTCTATTCCGTTTATTAACTTCACGATTACGCCAGTTGTAACAAATTGATTATTCACCAATTGATGGTCTATTTTATAATTATTATTTTCCAATATTGATTTCATATCCTGTATCTTTATTGGAATTAAAAAACCTATTTTATCATTTATACCCTTCATATCATGTTTTAACTTTATTATTTGGTTAACAATTTTGGACGTTTTGATTTTTATATTTCTTATAGTTTTATTATCCTCTGTATTTTTTCTTGTAATAATAAATTGTTTTACATTTACAGAATCACACAAGGCAATGTTTTCGTATAAATTATTACGCTTAAGTATAAATGCAGTATCGTATTTATCGTCGTATTTAATCTCTGTGTTTGCTGGTGTTAATATATCTAATTTCCCCAGATCGTTTATTTCGAATATAACAATATTTAGATTCGGCATAAATGCTTCGGTTATCGAATCATATCTAAGCATTATATCAATCAAAAGAGTATGATCTAATATATATTCATTTTCATTACTCAAATATTCTTTAAATGAATTATATGATGATAACAACATTTTAAAAAATAAAGATAGGTCATCCGAAATTACTTTCCTGTCGTCTTTATTTATTTTATAATTTTTTGTATTTACCTCGCTATTTATGTCGATAAATTCATTATAAATATTACTTTCTTTGTCTTTTTGCGTCAATTCTTGATGTAAATTCACATCTTTCGACAAAAACATTGGATACAGTGTCCCATTATTATAATAAGGGTAATTATCGATAGTTATATGGTCTTTTAATTCAGATTTTAATTTATCAATCGTAGTGTTTTTTATTTTCGCTATACACGCAACAAATGATTGATTGATTGATAACTCTGCACCACACCTTAATAGGGTAACCCCTTTAGTTATTTTGTTTAATTCAGTATACGTTTTATTTAATTGTGATTTAACGTCTAACTGGAATATTTTTTTTTCTAATAATTCGGGTAAAAAACCCATTTGGTTCTCTAATAATCGTTTGTGACTGTCGTAACTAGTGATGTACGAAGATGGATATTGTTTTATCTTGTCTCCAGTAATTTTTGTACCACAACACGGGAATGGTCCTGATGATGTTCCGTCTATATTATAAGCAATGTTAGTATCATATGGGTAGAGATTTTTGTATTTATCGTTGTCTTGACTTTTATGAATCACTTTATCAAAGAACTCATATATATATTGTTCGTCATTTATCTTTCCTTTTTTTGGAATAATATGGTCTTTCAGTTTTTCTGCTTCTTCAGGTGTAACTACTTTATCATTCTTCATATCCCAATATCTCGGACAAATGTAATGAACATCTTGTTTTTGTAAATCTTGTTTTGATATAACGCCACTTTTTGAAGTTATCTGTTGTTTTTCTTCAGTGGTAATAGGAACCGGTTGTTTATCTTGATTATTGAGACACGTTCTCGAATATTCAATGTGATTGAAGATTAATGGATTTAATCTGCGTTTTCTTTCGTCGAAATAATCCTTTATCTCTTTTTTGCTCCTTTCACCACCCGTTATTTCATCGTCGTCTTCCTCTTCTGTATCGATATCAATGTCTTCGTCTTCTGTATCGATATCAATGTCTTCGTCTTTTGATTGGAAATCGTAAGATTTATTTTTATCTATATTAATATAATCATTACTTTCTAGACCATCTATAATATTGGCTTCGATTTCGTCTTCTATTTTCATTTCGTCTACTTCTTCTTCTTCTTTTGTTCCGCGCAATTCTTTTGCTAACTTTATTGCTATATTGCTTTTATCTTGGTTCAATATCAACGAAGTTACTACGCATACATATTGCTTTAAAATGTCGAAATAATCGAGCGAAGTTACGCCTATAAATGAATATCTAATGCTTTTATTTTTACCATAATTTATAGTTTTTAGTTTAGTTTTGAATCCTTGTTTAATTGTTTTTATCTCATACATGTTGTTGCTTCTTACTCGTTCGATTTCGTTTATCGCATTTACATTGGTTAAATTATACTTATTCATAATATAAGATTGGATAACAGTTTCAACAGTATTACTTTCTAAAAAATCCATAATATCTTCGTCTAACCCAGGTTCTCTGTAATTGTTAACTCGTTTAAAACGCATATCTAACATAGTCGCAGTTCCATCTTGTGTAGCAACCTCGTTAGAAAAAATAGGTTGTAATAAATAAATATTATCATTTAAAGTTTTTTTTGTAATTTTGTTCTCTACATCTATGTTATAAAGTAAACTGACGTTTTTAACCTTAATATTTTGTATTTCGAAATCATTTATTCTGTACCCAGTCAGTTCTAAAAAACTATTAACATTATCAATCTTTGGTTGAACGTGTTTATAAAGTTCCTCTATTAATGTTTCGAGAATTATTTCGCTACCATGGCATTTAAAAAAGTCGATATAGGAACCCTTGACTATTATTTTGCCTTTGTTATTAAAAATCAATGATAGATTTTTATATATGTCGTCATTATTTGGTTTAATAACCATTATAATTTCTTCGTTTGTAATTTCATGTTCGGTTGTATTTATAATTTTTCTTTTATCGTATACAGGTATATTTACACCACTTTCGTCAGTATCTTTTGTATATAATCTATATAGGTTCTCTCGTTTATAACCAGGATTGTATTTAACAACTGGTATTTCGGGATTTGCATGTATGTTCTTAAATATGGATTCAATTGGGAAACTAGCAGTATAACTATTCTTTATTATCAATTCGAATGATTTTATACCCGATTCAAGCGTCATCGAATTTACGTCAAATGCGTTATACTCGTCTATAAGTTCATTGTATTTCCAAAAATATTCTTTTTTATAATCCAGTTCCATTTTAAACTCGGAACGTTTTTCGTCAATTTCTTTACTTGTAGTTATTCCATATTTTTTAAAATATGGATAGTATAATTCTATTAGTTGTTTCGGTTCGACATTTGGTTTGTCTTGTTCGATATATTTTAAAACATCTTTTATTTTTATAACAGTTAAAACGATTTTTTCGCCATTCGTTTTGAAGTTACAATCTATTAATCTCTCACTATCACGCGCAACGCTGTTTCTCGACGAACCATATAATTCAATACCACCAGTCTTTTTTAAAATCGTTAAATTAAATGGGTCTACAGCAAACAAATGGTCATAATTACCATCATCATCTATACAATGAACGCTAAGTGGTTTAAAAAATGTAGATTTAGTGTCCATTTTGTCTGAGCGAAATGTAATGGTATTGTTACTCAAATTAAATAATCCATCATTGTCTGTTATATTATTATTCAATAATTTTAAAGCGTTCTCATCAACTATCGAATTACGTATCAATTGGTTTTCTGCATTTATATAATCATAATAATCGGATGCCTCATAATATATATACAATTCGTTCGCACTAATTCCTTCATCTTTTAATCTATATGCGATTTTCTGTTTCAAAGTGTATATAGTGTCATCTTTATGTATGATATTCGCTAAATCAGAGCCTTTGCCATTAAAAACCGTGTTGGTAGAATTTCGCTCTGATGCTTTTATTTTAATTTCAAATACAGTCATAATGTTTTATTTATACTATATTCTTATATCTTTCTTCAATAAAAAAAATAGAATAGAAGAAAAAAAATTACGCATCATAAAATGGATTATCTGTTATTTTCATACTACAATATTCACGAGATTCTTTCTTATAATCGTGTGGTTCGTGAATTCCCGCTTCTTTGGCGTTGACTAAAAGATATTTGAAATTATCCCAGAATTCAGTCTTATGACCTATCGATTTAGTCATCACATGCGCCAATTCGTGTATAGCAACAAATATAAGAGTATGTTCATCTATAAGGTTATCGTTGTCTTTGTTTTTAACGTTCAAACAAAACGCAAGTTTCTCACCTTTGTTTTCACTAAATGCCGTGTATTTACTAGTGGGTAATGTTTCCATAATTTTAACCGGATTATAACCGAGAACCAGTCTCTTGACTGCTTCGTTATTTGGGTCTTTTTTCTCAACGTACTTAACAAGTTCTTTGCATTTTTCAGTGACTGTTGCCAATAAATTTGCGGCTTTACCTAATTTGGATCGTTCACGGACGCAATATTTATTACCATCTTTCGAAGCAACTAAACACTTTAATTCAAAACCTTCCTTATCTGAATAGATGTAAAAACAAACAGATAGTATAAACAAAGTTATTATACAACCTAAACACTCAGGTTTGTTCATATATATATATATATTACAATTTGATTATAATATATATATCAACATTTTTATGATTTAATTTTATCTAATATATCGCGTATATTTTTTTCACTCGTTATTCTGGGTCCAACAATGGAAACGCTCATTAAAGATGGACGAATATACTTTTGTATAATTTTATTTATATCACTGGTAGTAATATTTTTATACAATTGGTCGTATATTTGTTTGAATTGAACAATGTCCTCACTCGGGTGTATTAATAGACTTTCACCATTGTGACTTGTTAAATTGTCGATATCTTCAGATGCGATTTTTAATGCACCATTTGTATAAAGCTTCGCTGTCTTTACTTCATTTTCAGTTACACCATTTTTCAATAAATGTTTCAGTTCACTTATTAGAAGTGGTAAAACTCCTGGTTTCGACTTGTTTTTCAAAACCTTCGTTTTGTCCGTTTCTGCATAAATTGTTATGTCTCCGTAATTTTTATAATAGTTTGTACTTACTGATGATGTATAAGTGAGACCATTCTCTTCGCGTAATAAATTAAATAACCGTGAACTCATAGGACCACTCAATATTGTTGAGAATAATTCTATAACGTGCTTATCACAATATTCAACTCTAAATGAAATACCTATATGTGATGTATTGTGTCCTTTTAATTCAAGGATTTTTAGTTGCATATTCTGTTGTTCTTCAACGCACGGTTTTATAGTGAACTTTTGAGGTATTATAGTTGTGTCTTTCAATTGTTTTACGTAATCAGTAGTCGCTAGATATCGTTTAATGTCATTGAAACTATATGAAGTGGTTATACTGAAAACCATCCGTTGTGGTGTATAAAACAATTTATAGAACTCTACAACTTCATCATAATCAAATTTATTATCATGGTATTTTAATGTATCTACATTATTAGAAAATGAACTGCCTTTGTATATCATTTCTGTAAGACTATCGTGTAGCAAGTTTGCTGGCATATCTTCACTTTTTATATTTTCTTCTATAACAACATGCTCTTCTTTTTTAAATTCTATTTTATTAAAGGTGGAATTTAGCATCATATCTGATATCATTTCAATTATATTTTCAAGATAATCACTATCACAATTAATAGTATAACAAGTGAAACATTTATCCGTATATGCGTTCAAATAAGCACCTATTTTATCATACGTTATAAATATGTCTCTTGGTAGTGGTACTCGTTTTGTACCTTTAAAACACATATGCTCTATAAAATGAGAAACGCCTCTTAGATTATTTGGTTCATTTATAGAACCCACTTCACAAAACACATTTATGCTAGATGTCGAATGATTTGTTACCTTTTCGTGTATCAATTTGAATCCATTTTTATATATATGGGTGCTTACTGTCATTATAATATAGATGCATATTATAATGTATAATTCATTTTATATTTATCGTCCTAAATTGAACGGAACTTGCATATTAGTTGCCTCGATTGTTGACTGATTCCAAGGACCGGTATCCTTTAATGGGATTACTGGGTCAGAACGTAATTGTAAATTAGCATTACGCAAACTCTGGCCGACTGAGTCGATTCCAGTATGGTGTCCAGCTTCGAGTAGTTCAGGATTCGCTCCAGCAGTTGTGCCTACAGAATTCAATACATCCCACCCATTCTCACCGCTATTAGACGCAGGTAGTAAATCAGATGGGTTTGCACTGGAGTTTCCATTCACATGTCCGCTTGAATGTGCTGGTTCAGATAAAGGTGTGTCATCATCTTCTTGTTCTTTAGAATCGGTATTCTCATTCTCCATATTATCGAATGTGTTATATTTTCTTGAATAATCAAGTAAAAACATGCATAATAACACAAAGGCAACGATTAACACCCATTTCATAGATCCAGAAAAAGTTTTATTCATTAAATTCGCGAGTCCCATTCTGTTTATATAATCGGATGATAAAATATTTTCGGACTTAGCATTCTTTACTTGATTGAATACTTTACTAAATTGTAGTATTATGTAATATTATCCAAATCGCCATTATCTGAATCACTATCCTCTGTATCACTATCGTTTAACATATATGTATTTTTTATTCGTTTTGCTTCTAAATAATTAGTCAAAGCAATTTCTTTCGCAATCCTTGCCTTTTTAAGTGATTCGCGATACATATTATAATATACGTCGTTTCGACTTTTTAAAAACATAGTATCATCATCACGTGGTTGTATGTCTATTTCCATTAAATTATCATTATTCTTCCTAAAAATAGATTCTTTATTGTCCTTGATTGATTTTGTATTGTCATTTGTCTTTATTATGAATGATGATTCACTATTTACAATGGTATCTTTTGCTACATTGTCATCTTTCGATATTAAATTTATTTTATTATCCTTGATTGATTTTGTATTGTCATTTGTCTTTATTATGAATGATGATTCACTATTTACAATGGTATCTTTTGCTACATTGTCATCTTTCGATATTAAATTTATTTTATTGTCCTTGTCTGTTAATGTGTTTTTTTCATCTGTTGCCGTTTTTAATGTCCTGAGTTCCTTAATACTTTCACAATCCTCATCACGCTTATTAATTTTTGTTTTATTTAATAACAATTTGTCAAATAAATTGACAGGATTTATAGATAACAGTTGCTTAACTGCGAATTCCAGTTGAAAGCTTCGTGTTGAGCATTTTATTCCTTGTATCTCTAAAATAGTCGCAACCGATTCATCATTTTTTAAGTCAGTTATTTTTATTTCCTCGTTGTTCTCGTTGTATATTTTGATATTTATTTTATCTAAAAGTGTTGGTACATTCGCTCTTAATATATAAAAACTACCTGACTTATATAGTTTAAATGGAGGTGTAAATGAACTTTCTATATCATCTTTTAATAAATCGCTCTCGAACCATTTCGCACGGTTTTCGAATATTTTCATCTGACATATATTCTCTAAATTCTCTATCCATTCAATAAATTTAGCATCGTCTCGGTTAAACATCAAGTCACAATAAGCACGTTTTACCGTTTTGATAATGCCATTCTTCAGAAGACATTTAGGTGGTTGTAAATATAGTGGTGTAGACCCGTTTATGATCTTAATAAAATAGTTTCCACCATTCATGCTACTTGGTGATGTAAAGTATAAATTGTTAAAATCGAAGTTTTTTTCGTAATCGATTATTGCGTCCATTGTATATTTTTTTGATATATTACAATTCGTATTATTACGCAATTCGTATATAACTATAAATATATTTCTAAAAATAAAACAAAATGAAGTTAATTCGTGACAAAATTGTAGATTTTTTTAAAACAGAAGATTTAAAACAAAGTATAAATGTGATTGTAAAACCTATTTCTCTCTACATATATGATGAAATTTATATATACATATGGTGTTTTTGTATATATCACATTTTCCAGACATTTACGATGTTGTTGATTATTTATCTTTTACTAAAAATACTTAACCGAGAAAAACATATCAATAGATATTATAATGGAGTTCAAGAACTACAATCATAACAATAGTTGTAATGTTAAAACATCTAAGAATCGAAACATTAAATTGGGTGGTACACTAGGTGAGTTTACAACTGATATGACCAGTTTACAAACGCCTGTTGTAGGGAAAACGGTATTTGACAGCATAGTAGGTGGAGTAAAAAACAAAAGGGGTGGACGAGGTATAATAACGGACATTGCTATCCCCGTTGTATTTTTATATGCTAATAATACTATTGGTAAGAAAAAATCTATAAAATTAAGCAAATCAAGAAAATCTAGAAAATCCAATAAATCGAGAAAATATAATTTTTCACGTAAGAATAAATAAATAATAATATTTTCACTAGTATATGAATAGTAGTGAAACAAAATTGGTTTTGAATAACAAGGAAGAGTTTATAAACAATGTAAAACAATGGGTGAATTTAGATAATCAACTAAAAATGGTAAATGAAAAAACTAAAACAATGCGTGAAAGAAAATCATTATTAAACTCACAGATATGTTTGTTTGTCAATGAGAATAACATTAACCATACACAGATTGAAATAACCGATGGAGTATTAAAATTTTATAAACGCAAAGAGTATAAACCAATTACTTACGGATTTATAGAGAATTCTCTACGTGAAATTATTCCCAATAAAGAACATGTTGACTCTATTTTACAGTATTTGAAAGATAAACGAGAGATCGTTACGCATGACGATATACGTAGGAATTATAAAAAATAATATCGTATTATTATATATAAATGTTTAATTACAAAGAGTCGTTTTTAAAAAACCTAGAGTTTTCAAATGTTGATAATAAAATCACTGGTGGATATGTTTATAAAGTCGACAGTAAACAAAATGAAATGTATGGTGGTTCTCGTGAGAGAACCATGATAGTTCCAGTCGGTCTAGTAGTAAATAAATACGATGATAATATTAAATATAGCCCTGGTGAATATATCGGTGTCTTAGGCATGGATAAAATAGATGAATTCTTAAATTTAAATCACAAACCATTCAAACGCATCACACGTAAAATGGAGAACACGATTCATTCGAACCGAACAAAAAAAACAAAAAAATAAAAACTTTTAATAAAGTGACCAATCACCTTTACTATGTGGATTCAGATTTAGCATTTTATCCGCATTTTCTTTCCAAAACGCAACTTTTCGTTCTGTAATAACATCTTTCTTAGTCCTTGGGACGATATTACTTGTTTTCATACGTTCTATGTCAAAATCACTCGCTTTTGGTTTTATGCCATAACAATTGACCCCCAATTTCATTTTATTATTCGGCATATATCCACCATTTACACCAGGTCTTCCACAACTATTTTTCATAGCGTTATTTGATTGTAATTTCTGCCATGTTTCTTTTTGTGTAGGGAAGAAACCCATCTGGTTTTGCGACCACCCATAAGTGCACCAATCAGCTCCTTTGTTGTACGCTTCTTCAACTTCTTCGTAACTCGCTAAGCGAGCGCCTAATGCGGAGCATACATTTGGCGCATCGTCGTAAGTGTAAATATTATTAGAAACATTGAAAACTTCTTCGGCTGGTTGTGGTACGATATCGTTCGGTTTATCATCTCCTGGTTTATCGCTTACTGTCGTATCGTCCGACTGTGTATCTTCTACGACCTTTACGGTTTCACCGTATAATATAGTGTTAATAGTATCTTCAACCACTTTAATAACCGGAATGTTTAGTAAGTCCGTACAAAATACTACTATTATATTTAATAATAACGAAACCCATAATATAAAGTTAGAAATTTCTAGTACAAATGAATTATTCCCTTCGGGTGTAGGTAAATGTAATATTTTTTTTAAACCAAATGTAAATCCAACTAGAACAACTAATTTAAAAGTGGTCTCTATATCTTCAATATTTGTTTTAAATATTGTATATAACGTCTCAGATAGATTGTTTTTCTTATCGTCGTCTAATTGATAATATTTACTAAACGCAGAAATTGTAACTACAGATGAGAGTATCAGATTAGTCAATGATACAATGTTATTTTGACTTTCTAATCCAAACACGCGGAAATATATACCCATTACGAAGTACAATAATACAAATATTGCAAAAAATGAAACTAACATTTTTAAATTATCTTTGTTAATAAACTTATTCAATAATGAAAAAAAATTGTTCGGATTAGCGTCTGCAACACTATCATCCGTAATAGTAGCATTAGAAGTAGTAACGGGAACAGCAATACCGGTATCTACATTGGTGTCTATACCTTCTAATAGTGGGTCTTTATTTGTATATCTGTTTAATAAATTTCGAAACATTACGATATGTATATATTATACTATGTTATTTTTTTACGATAGAAGAGACAGTATGCCATTGGCGTAACAACGGATTGTGGATTTGTCACCTTTGTAATATCTTCGTCGTTAAATAGAAACCAGTTATTTGTATAATTTTTAATAAATGCTGTATAGTGACCCATATAAACGTTGCCACTATGATTGCATATAGCATATAATTCATATTTATAAGAATTAGGTTTGTATCCACATACATATTTGGATAAATCCAAATCATCTAAAGGGAATAAAATTTTGTCATTACGTTTTGTTTTACCGTCAAAGGAGAACCGACTGAATGTTATCACTAGAATATCAGGTAAATTCCAAAAGCTAATGCGCTTCACTATATTCTCTTTTGTTTTTGTCTTGTCATTAAACCATGCGTTTTCACCTTCCATCCTTTCTTCACCCGTGAATAGATTGAAACAATCGTATATATTTATATTCGGTATTTTAGGTAAAGGTAGATCAACGATGAAATATTGTTCTGGTTTCGTACTATATTTTATACTTTTGTCTATTGACAATATTTCGGTTACTTGTATACCATAGAACAATTCGTTAATTTCACTATATTCTTTGGCATACGCCTCTTTTAAATGTGTATAACATTTTACCGCAAGTACATCAACATTGTTCTCGTTTTTCCCATTTATGCTTACCTCTACTGAACGAGATATACTATTATGTATACATTCCATGATAAATAACAAGAATTCGGAAATGTCGTTCTGGCTCCATCCTGTAAATAAGTCGCGCGACTTCTCTTTTGCTACTGTTTGAACGCTCCTAACAAATTTATTAGGACTTATGATACCATCATTTGTCCATATGAGTTGACGTAATTCATTCCATTCATCCAAAATGATCCCGTCACTATTGTTGTGTAATTTTTTCGTGGTATCCAACAATTTATTTAATTCTGGGGTATTACTCAGTGCTTGTAAACAAGAATTCAAAAAACACGTGTTTCCTATATTTTTTAATCCAACGTGTCCATATTGGTTATATTTCATATTAGACATTAACGTCGGTTGTATGTTATATTTTTTTACCTTTATATACATTTGTATGTTGAAGTCGTATAAATTATAAGTGTGGTTACTCGTTTTATTTGCATAAAAACCCTGAAAAAAATGTATAATATAATAATAATGTAACTATCTTTTTAATGTATAAAATGATGCTATCGATTGCACTCCGTTGCGTTTATTGTTTATTTTATTTAATACTTTGTCAAATAATAAAGTTTTTACTTTTATTGAGCAATATTTCTCTCGTTTTTTCATATACAATTCCAAGTCACCTTCGCAAGTGTTTTCTAGATTAGACATGTCTTTCTTATAATTCTTGATTGCGTTTGGTTTGCATTGATGTTCCCATATTTTTTCTAGTGCCAGACCAAATAACTGTTGAAGTGGTTTCATTAATTGATTTGTAATATAGTGTTCGTAATCGATTTCCGTTTTATTGTTTATAATATATTCAGGCGTTTCTATGCGTTCGCCCATGAGTTTCTTCTTTGTAGGCGTTGAAATGAAAAGATATTTTATACGATCCCCTGGTTTGGGTTTATTACCTGGTTCACGTTCCGCTATGCGGTCTGCTAATACTTTATGAGCAATCTGTTTTGGGTTTTTATATCCACTTCTTAGTGCGCGTGTAATTGACAATTTATCCATATGCACTTTACCATCAATTAAATTATTTAATGATGTATTCAGAAATTCAATTGCTGTAGATACACAATTATCTTTCATAAGAATGTTAACAATTCCACCATATGTATCCTTTAAATAATCGCATGCATCACGTCGCTTTAATGAAAGACCCATGTATTTTAATTTCCCTTTATCCGGGTTATGCTCGTACATTACTCCTACATATCGTTTTTTAGAAAGTAAACAGAATGGCCAGAATGTTTTCTCATATTCTAAATCGTGTGGACACTTCAAGAACTTTGTTGCTAATTCGCCTGCGCGTTTCGCCAATTCGATTGTGATTTTAAGTGCTCGTTTACCTACAATTTTTTCACCTTCCAATGTTTCCAGATTGAATGTGAAGAATACACTATCAGTATCTCCATAAACGTATTCTGCTTTGCTTCTAACAGTTCCCTCTTCTGTTTCGCATACTGTATCGCCATAACATTCCTCGATGATATGCTTACCATAAATTAATAATTTACGTCCAGTAGCGGTAGTCGACGCTGCTACATCTGGTTCATAAAATGTGCTTGTCTTTGCTCCAGTTTGGCCGTATAAAGAGTTAGCAGTTACCTTGATACTTTGTTGGCGCTTATCTAATACATTCTTCATAAACTCGTCGTTTGTTTCAGGTATCATCTTACGTGTTGCCTTACGTTCATACAGTAGTTCTTCCAAAATAGATGGTAATACTGCTTTTCCTTCCGGGAATTGTGCGAAACGACATATTTTGTATCCAGAAAGAGTCTTTGATGCTGCTGCTTTTGGGTGGGTGCGGTGATATCTGAATGTATCATACTTAATATCTACATATTGATAATTGGGTAGATTGTCGTAAATATAATTTCCATCTTTATCAGTTTCCCCTGTACGTTTATCAACCTTCTCTTCGCCGTTTATATCATATTCCTTTGTCCATACCTTACTGTCGTGTGATAAATTTTCACTTATGATTGAAGACGGGTATAATGAACTATAATCTACACAGGCAACTGGATTGTCTAAGTAAAAGTCACATTTGGGTGGTAAAACAATCGCTCCTTCGTATCCGTCATTACTGAAACTCTTCTCTATGTCTGGCATCAATGTATTTTTAATGCGACATTTCTTGGCAACGTAACTAGTCAATTTAATACCTTGTCCTCTGAATACAAGGAAACTTATAGGCACACTACACATACGAGACATTTCTATATATCCAGTTATTACATCTATTTTATTAAATAGATGATGGACTAGATTGCAATCCTGAATGCAATACTTCGCTACAATTGCTCTGTCAGATGATGAACCATTTGTCAGTCTGAATATATCCTGTGGAGATACATCATCTTTTGCCATACCCCAACGAACAGATTTACTCATATCTATATGTTGTTCGTGATTTCCTTCAATTACCATAATATTGTAACTGTTTTCTACGTCTTTTCCTTTGATGTTCTCTTTTATCACTACGTCTTTCTGTATATCTATCACTTTGAATTTTTTACCGTCGCAATAATAATCTTTCGTGAATGTCATCAACTCGATATGAATGAAATCATTTTTATTCAAACCTGTAAGATTCTTACTATATATGCGCGTGGTATCGTTTTCTTGGTCGACTACCTTTTTAATATCATCTCCGATATACTCACCAGCAACGTCATCTAATTTATAAGACGATAAGTTGAAATCTCTACGGAAATAAGTATACATATCGATTTGTAATCGTCCAGTTGTTTTGGTATAATGTAAATCATACTCTCCACTGGCTAATACTACTTTTGAATGCTCGATGCCTTTTACTCTTTGAGTATCTTTATCCCTCACCCCGCATACTTCATTTTCGTTACGTGATAGTTTAAGAAACTCTTCCTCGCAATTATTCTCAACAGCGCGATTGAACATAAATTGATAATCAAACCCAAATATATTGTAACCTATAATAATGTCAGGATTTTCTTCTTTTATTAAATTTTTCCATGCGATCAGTAAATCTTTTTCGCTATTACATGTCACAATTACAGCATCTTCTACAGGGTCACAACTTCCGAGTACTAGGCAATGATTCATATAAGGTTTCGAATCACCGTACGTCATAAATGTTGACCCGATAAAAGTTACTTTATCTCCTTCTAACTGTGGTAGGTAATTAGTGAATAATTTATCCATTTCGTTAATTTTATCTTCACGTACATAGTCTTCGTTTAACAACATTTTTAAAATAGTTACTTTTTTATCTATTTTTTTATTCTTTTTGTTTGACCAATTGTTTGTCTCTTCGTCGTCACTATCATATCCCTTTGAAAACATGTAATCTAGTGTATTTACATTATCTAATGTAACATTTTCTAGTATAACGTCTTTTAACTTCATAGTTATCATTTTGTCTATATTAGATTGAATTAATGTCTTACTTGTAAGTTTATTATTTTTTGGAAATACTGCGTCAATACCGTCAAATCTCACGTGACCGAATGCGGAAAGAATACTGTTTGTAATAAATGATGCTATCATTGCTTCATTTGGTTTCAATTTATCGTATAGTTCCATTATATTAGATGCGAGTCTCTTATACGTTTTTATTGGTAGAGGAAAATCACCGTGACTACTACTTGCCTCAATATCGAAACTACATATCTTGTATGGGACTCTCGCTTCCATATCGTGAACAGGAACAACCTGTTTTTCACCACATTCATATTCATAGTCACATAATGTTTTCTTTTGTTGAATTATGTGTTGTTTATAATCTTTGATTTTAATCCATCCTGATGGACTTATCTCATTCAGGTGATAATATCTCAACAAAGGCGGAATATTACTTTCATATAGTTCTAGAGTACATTTATTTGTATGCGACAAGGAGTATATCAAATTCACCCTTTTACGCTCTCCTTCATCATTGTATGAATTCCAAAGACCACGTGCCTTGTTCATACCTATTGTATTATGAAATTGCATTTTTATGAACTTAGATTCCTTGCCGTGTGTGAAGCCATATAATTTCTTTTTTGAAACTAGTTCAAGATTTATCATAAATCTTGAATGATAATTACCTAATTTATTGGTGAACCATGCCTTGAATGGTCCGATATTTGAATTAGTCCAATCGTCGTCTACCTTAATATAGAAGAACGGTTTGTAATTATTTACCTTAATACAAGCAGTCTCTCCTATTTCGTTTATACCGTATAACTCTACCATAAATTTCGGTGTTTCATCTTTTATTGCGTCATCTTCATCGCTGTTTGCTACGTTTTTTTCAGGTATGTAATCGTAGGAATTACAATCAAATAATCTATACATTTTAGATATTTTTATTTTTTTCTTGGTTTCACTCATTTGTATCAATAATTTTATGTTTTTATTATCTTTGATACGAACTGTTATAAAATTCAATTTTACAATAAAAAAAAAGGATTGATTTTTTCGACCTGTGATGGTCCGTATAAATCGTTTCATATATTTTTAAATACTATACATATTGGTGAACACCAATATGTAATTTCAAACTTACCACAGTTAATCCTTCAAACAATGACCCATCGTTCGTCGGTTCAAATCTTATATGTATGAAAGCACATTATCATTTGTTATAAGTAGTAACTGTAACGGGCATAAACGCGTAAGTGGTACCGATTCTATCCAAATATTTAATTGTGAGTTACCATAACTTCAGCATAATTATCCGACTGGTTACGGTAATGCAATAGTAACAGAATGCCGTGACAGTTGCGAGCATGCGAAGATTTTATAGATATTATTTGTTGTATCGTTGATAGTGACGATGCTGATATAAAATGTAGTATGACATTTTAGAATAACCAACTTACGGACTTTTTTGCTTGTCTTCTAGGGGTTTTTCTGGCGTTTTTTCTAGCGTTTTTTCTAGCGTTTTTTCTTATGGTTTTTCTTTTTTGGCGTTGACGTTTCTTAATCTGTTGTTTAGGGTTTTTGTCTGTGTGAAATAATTGCCTTAAACTATCGCCGTCCCTTGGACCATTGTATTCTTCAAAATTGTTCTTAGTTTTAATAAGAATTGTAGGAAATCCTTGAACGTGTCTGTCACCTAAAATAGCTTTGACATCTGGGTTACCCAATTCTTTTTGTTCTATTACTCTCACAATTGTTCCATTTATGTCATATTCACCTTTCCCTGATGGGTATCCTCCAATTGTTTTTATTGTTTCCATTAGCGTAATACAGTGTGAACACCATTCCGCGTGAACTATGAAAAATTTGGTATCCATTTATATATATATATACGTTATATTTTACAGTCTCTTTTTTTTTACTAATTATTATATATAGATGCGATACTTCATAATATTTACTATAATAATATTTCTAATAGCTATCAGTGTTTGTGCTTTCTTGTCGCATACTCAATTTACAAAGGACGCATTAAATGAGGGATTGGAGGTTAAGGGTAATAGTGATACTGCTAAAATATGTGGTACTGCTCTAATTAAACGCGGTGGTAAATTACTGTTATTCGTTGACCCAAATAATAAAGACGAAATACCAACAGAATTCGATACTTTAGATGATTATATTAGTTATTTAAACGAACAGAAATCAAACGGCATAGAATGTCCAGTATTGTTTTTACAACAAGAGAATGATACGCAAGGAAACGATGTATATCGTATTCGTCCTAATCCGTTCAATCAATCCGGCGGAATGAACCCTGTGAATGTTGTTCCCATTAAAGACGCAAATCGTTCAAATTATCCATATAATTCGAATCAATACCCAGGTGTTGATACAACTGGATTACAGATAGGAGTATATAATGAATTGGATGAAATACACGATTCTACATCAAAGGCGAAAATAAGTGATAACCCGATGGATTCTAATTGGGGTGGTGTGGAATTTACGAAAGGAAAGATAGAAGAAGGTAAATATGAGGACAACGAGGTAAATAAACCACTATATTTTAAACCAAAGGCACAGTTTTTACCAGATACGTTTAACAAAAAAAACCCAGAGTCGTATATACCAAGCACTGGTCCAGTATAATTATTTATCGACATTTGTCGGATTATATAGCAGGTATGTTTTAATATTTTCTAATATTTTCTTACTAATTTTTCGTGTTTTTCCATTACATACCATCGTAAGGTTATCCAAACATATTGGGTCTTTTTGTAAACTCTCGATAAGATTATAGAATGATTTAAAATTGGACATAATAGAAATAGCTGTAATTGAACTGACGCCAGGGATTTGCGATAGTATAATTTCTCCTATATTGTCTTGCGTAATATTGTCTTTCTTTACCTTTTTTACTAAATTACAATAATTTGCTGGTGGTTCTCTGTTCTGATTATTTATTTTGTTAGAAAAAAAAGGAATGTTTTTAGATTCGTTTTTTATTATTTTTTCTGTCATGTATAGTATCAACTTTGCTGTTTCGGTAACACTTGACGTTCTAAACACGCTGAACCCCTTATACATATTTAATGACGTAATCGCAGAACACACTGTTTTATAATCATTTTCACTATTTAATGAACTCATATTACCCTCAATAATATATATAATACGTTGATTTGGACATGTAGTAGCATATGAAAGTCTATGCGATTGCTCTTCGTATCTTCCATCTTTTATACTCGATAACAAATCACTTAACGTCTTTCTTTCTATAATACAATGTTCATCACCATCTTGAGAACCTGGAGTTAATATAACGTCCCCGATATGCAATGTTTGTTGTATAATCTGAATATTATTAGAATTATTAACATCTAACAATTCCACAAACCTTTTCATTAAATCGTGTTCTCGATCGTCAACTATGATTTTCATTTGTTAATTAAAATAATACATTAATTTTATATTATTTTAGTTATTTACACCTTTGAAGATTTAAAATGGGACAAAACCCACTAAAAATCAACAAGGTTTTCCTATTTCAAGGCATGTAAATTTTGATTTTACTGGTTCGTCTAAACCAGTTGAAGTATTATTGCTTCTTGATAAATAATTTGGTCTTTCTTTTTTATTTATCGCATTATAAGCAATTTTATAAATATTTGTTGCACCATTAACATCTCTATTCCAATAACCGCATCCGTTTTTACAACAAATCAGTCCATGAACTAAAACATTACCGCTTCTAAATGGTTTGGGATTTTCCCTAACCATTGTCTTTTTACAAATACCCACTTCACATTTAGAACATCTACAACTTGTTCTAAACTCATCCACCAAATAAGTTTGAAATCCTGCTTTTCTAAACAAGGTTCGCATTCCTTTCCCTTTGGTAGGTTCTTTGAATTTCATATGTTTTTTCTGCTCGTAATCTCCAAAACACACAACAATATCTTTTTCATTACCAAAAATGCGTTTGAAATTGTTAATCATTTTCTGTTCGCTTTTCTTGGTATTTCTATAACTTTGTAATCGTAATTTTCTAAAAATATATTTTTCATAAAACTGGAATAACATAGCATTTATTTCACTCTTCTTTTTGATATATTCCTTGAATTTTGTAATATTGAGTGATTTTCTATTTAGTTTATATAATTCAGTTTCCCATTCTATAATTATTTTACCATTAATTTGTTCCCTTTTCAATTCCAATTGAATTTTTGAATACTTCTTTTTCTTGGTTTCTTTTCTTCGTTGGTCTTGCGAATATCTAAATTTGTTAGCATCTTTATTATCAGCATCCACACAATAAATTAAATCACACAATCCAGGGTCTATTGCTACAATCGTTTTGTTTTGTAATTGAGTATAATCGGTTCTCCTACTGCTTTAATTCCGTTAAATGAAAACCATTTTCTTATTTCAGGAATTAATTCCATTATTGGAATTTGGATCTCTTTGTTATTGTCTAATTCATGCAGGGTATATGTATTAT